CTGTTTCATAAGACCAAAAACTATCTTTGTCTCCGTCAACAAAATCCGCTAAAAATACACCAACAGCCCAATGATTACCAGATGACACTTGTGGTCTATATAATGTACTTTGTAGATATTCATTACTACCATCAAAATCAAATACATTTAGACTGTTGAGACCATTAGTAATTACTGTAGGATTACCACCAATACTCATTGTATAAGTTCCTGCCTTGTCCGTTACTGATGACAATATAGACCCCGAAGTATTATAACTACCTGTATCTCCTGCATCAATCCACGCGACAGGTGATAATGTTGAGTCCGGTATCCACGGTACTTGAGTACTTGTACTTGGAGTTATCGACGGTGTTGGTGTTATTGAGTTAGTCGGAGTTACTGAAATAGACGGTGTTATAGATGGTGTTATAGATGGGGTTATAGATGGTGTTGGTGTTATGCAATCATCCGCAACATATCCAGAAACCCCACCGTGGTTATTTTGGAAAATGTTTCTTAGTGTTACAAAACTTGGTTTAGTTAAAACTGTTGCGAAATAAGAATTAAATAAGTTATAACCTAAAATATTATTTGTTTGAATACCCGATGGAGTTCTCATATTATCATTCCACTCAGGAGATAAAGAACCTCCCGCCCAAAACTCAGACATCTCCCACATACCCCAGTTAAGTAAATACATATACTCTTTATATGCTAATTGAGCCTGTTCTGTATCACCTGACCAATTAGGTGCGTATTCAGTAGGGTCAAACATACTATTGTCAATGGCTTGTTTCATAGCCAAATGTAAGTCAGTTGTTTGCCAATTTGGATTTTCTTCTGCCATCCAATTTACTGCGGTTGACGAACCAGGAACCGCTCCCATTATACCAAACAAGTGAACCGTATGGAAAATATGTTCAAAGACTTCTTCAATCACAGTATCTCCACTTGTGGAGCCGCTACTGTACCACACCATGTCATTAGTCGCGTGAGTATCTAAGAATTCTTGGTATCCTGTATACCCTGTTATACCTTCATCGGTCAACCAATTAGGGTCATAGTCGTCCCCACTACCATAACCAACTCTTTGGGCTGTAGGTATTCCCTCATGTATTGTACCTACATCACCTCTTAAAGTGGCTACTAAATTATTTTGATATGACAAAGTAATCCCTGTTGCTGATGGGTCCATTATTAATTGGAACGAACGAGCAACTTTTTTAGAGAATTCATCAGGTACCGCAACATTACCACCAACCGCACCGGCTATAACTTCTAACATACCGCTAACATTTATACTTCTATCGAATACTGCCCCATTACTAGTATCGGCAGTTAAAGGTCCTGCGACATAACAACTAAGAAGAGCATCAGCGGATGTTGTCGGTGTTGGTGTTATAGTATTAGTTGGTGTGATAGAATTTGTTGGAGTTACACTGTTAGTTGGAGTAACTGATGGAGTTGCGGTTATGGATGGAGTTGGAGTAACTGATGGAGTTGATGTTATAGAAGGAGTTGCGGTTATGGATGGAGTTGTAGTAACTGATGGAGTTGCGGTTATGGATGGAGTTGGAGTAACTGATGGAGTTGATGTTATAGAAGGAGTTGCGGTTATGGATGGAGTTGTAGTAACTGATGGAGTTGCGGTTATGGATGGAGTTGTAGTAACTGATGGAGTTGATGTTATAGAAGGAGTTGCGGTTATGGATGGAGTTGCAGTAACTGATGGAGTTGCGGTTATGGATGGAGTTGGAGTAACTGATGGAGTTGATGTTATAGAAGGAGTTGCGGTTATGGATGGAGTCGCAGTAACTGATGGAGTTGCGGTTATGGATGGAGTTGGAGTAACTGATGGAGTTGATGTTATGGATGGAGTTGGAGTAACTGATGGAGTTGATGTTATAGAAGGAGGTGCGGTTATGGATGGAGTTGTAGTAACTGATGGAGTTGTAGTAACTGATGGAGTTGCGGTTATGGATGGAGTTGGAGTAACTGATGGAGTTGCGGTTATGGATGGAGTTGTAGTAACTGATGGAGTTGATGTTATAGAAGGAGTTGGAGTAACTGATGGAGTTGCGGTAATCGAAGGAGTTACAGTTATTGATGGCGTCGAGGTTGCGGAAGGAGTTACAGTTATCGATGGAGTTATTGAAGGAGTCGAGGTTATTGACGGAGTTGCAGTAATCGATGGTGTTGCAGTAATCGATGGAGTTGCTGAGTTAGTAGGTGTCGGTGTAGGAGTTACGTTGTAAGTATCTCCTGTAACAATATCAAATGTGGGAGAACTTGAACCCGTGTAAGATAAGGACACTCCAGTAAAATTAGATAACTGTGACAACTGATTGTAATCCCCGTCAATAAATGTTTGAGTGAACCCACTGGTTTCTCCACTAAGAATAGTGATTGACACGTTGTTACTTATAGTATTACCGGTTGTTGTTGATAATACATCAGTAAATGAAACTCCAATATGAGAATTATATGATTCACTTATTGTTGCTGAATATCCAGCACCGATAGAGCCATTAAAGTAAAGCCCTGTTAATGTTAAAGTTGGTACGTTATTAGAGGGGGTAATCGTAGGTGTTACTGAAGGAGTGGTTGTTGGTGTAATTTCATTTGTGGTGCCTACAACAACCAATTCACATCTAATACCTATAGATGATGTTGGTGTAGGTTGTGGTGTTGGTGAAACTCTAACATTAGGTCGACAACACATATCAGGATTAGCAAAAGAATCTATTACATTAACTATTATTTCATTTTGTATTGGTAATATCTCAGTACCTCTTTGACCTATAATTTTAAATTCGGTAATATAACTTCCTAATTTTGAGGTTTCTTTTTGTGTAAATTGAGTTTCTAAGTAATAACTTTTAATGGGTCCTGAGTTTGTCGACCTTTTTACTTTTACAGATACTGGTTTATTAATTATAGTATAAAAACCAGTCTCCTCACTTTTCATGTTAAACGTAATAGTTGACGCGGAAAAATCATCATTAGATGACCAAAAAGAGTTTCCGTCATCTATAAAAACCTCAACGATTAGTTTTGGTAGTGTGCTATTTTTTCTAATATAAAAATTCATAATTAACTAATACTCCCTACTACGTTTAATCGACAATCTGAGTCAACACATTCAATACAGTCTTTACACCAAAAATCATATAAATTGAACTTATCTTTAAGTATTCTAAAATTATGTTGTATTTCAGGTGCGGTAAGAGGCTCCACATACATTCTAAATTGTGAAATACCTCCCATAAAGGTACCCCCAAAGTCAGGCTCCATGATAATATCAGTAGTAAGACCTGATAAACTAGTACCTGATAAGGTTTCGTTCGGCATTAATTCAGGGTCTTGAATATATGGACCCGTAAGTCCTGAACACCCACTAAATATTAAACTCTCTCTTAGTCCTTGCGTTCCTCCACCTATAGATATATTAAAAGGAACCCCTAATTGTTTTTCTTTTTCGGTATTAAGTTCGTGAGGAATAATCTCTTCAAAATCAGGAATTTCCATAAACAGATAACCATTGATGTAAATTTTTAATATTCCTAATCTTTTTATTCTATCTTCAAACCATTTTTGAGTTAAGTTAATGTATGTTCTTTGTTCTTCTTTTGTGGAGCCTGAGTGTGTCTGAGGAGGCATTATTAAATTCGTAGACGACCCATTTAGTTCAGAGGGGAATAATAATTTTCGGACATCCCCTAATCCCCCCCAATTTAATAAATCACAATCTTCCAAAGTGATATATCTTTCAAATACAGTACTTACCATAACCCACGATTCCTCACTTGATGATGTACAAGCAGTATAAATACAATCTTTATAAATTGTATCTGTAGAACAAGTCTCCACTATTGTATATCCTGAACTATATGTTACTCCTGTATTTTCACAAGTACCTGTAGTTATACAATCTCCGGTAAACTTAATATATTTTACACAAATTTTAGGATTAGAGGGGTCTCCTGAAAATCTAACAGAAAACGCATTAGAAAATAAATCTAAGTCGGGGTCAGGTAATTTTTTAGAAACTTCCTTAGTGTACCCACCACAACTACTTATTCCGTGTGTTTGTGTGACCGCAGTTTGTGGGTAAACTAAAAGACAGTCTGAATTAGTAACTCCAGTATCCGAACACGCACAAGTTTTAATACACTCAGTCAACCCTGAGGTCACTCTAGTATATCCCGTATCACTTAATGGGCTACCAGATGCGGGATGGTAATATTTATTTTCTGCCCTCGTACCCATGAAAAAGAAAGTACCTGAATTTCCTGAGTAAACATCATTTAAATATAGAGAATCTGAATCAGGGGTAAATTTGTTTTCTAATCTAGGTTTTAATAATAATTCCGATGACCACCCTTTATTAACTCTTTCGGGGAAAACTTCATAATCGTAACCAAATAACTTATAAAATCCTTGATAAAATCCTCCATATAGTTCGTTATAATATCCAACATCACTATCATTGTAAGAAACTATATTATATAAAGTTCTTTTTGTATTACCCGAAAATCTATGATTAGGCGATTCAGTATATCCTGTAACGGGATGCATCTTAAACCTTCTATCGTAATAATGAGGATTAAACTTTTCAAAATCATTTAAACCCATAGTAAATGTCAGAGTTTCACCTGTCATTTTGTCATATAACCCATTGTCTGTGGCAGTTAAACCAATATCACATAAGGTAGTAGCGGTTTCACAAAACAAATCGTCATTGTTTGGGTTATAGTAGTTTTCAGAAACCAAAGTGTTACCTGAGTAATATTTTCCCCACTGTAACGTTTCTTTTTGATTAGATAAATTAGAGTTTAAATCAATGTTGATGGGTAATATATTACCGTTGTTTTCCCCTATTAAATTAGGTGAAAATACCACTTCAGAGTTATATCCGTCGATATCCGAAGAAAGTGTAATGTCAAAATCGTCAATATTAGACAATTTTGCATCAAATCTATTAAAATAATAATTTTTAATATTTTGCCCGGGCATACTCCTTTTTTATGATAAATACTTCCTTCGATGTATTTATAGAAAAAAACTAAATATGAAGTCGTATCTTTTTAGAACAAAAGAAGAAGCGTTAGACGCATCTAAAGAACTAGGTTGTGAAGGATTTCACAAACACAAAAGAAAAACTTTTATGCCTTGTAAATCTCATGACACTTTTAAAAATAAAGTGGAAGGATTAAAAGAACCTAAAGAAGAATTAGATGAGTTAATTGATTTTGACGGAACAATGAATAATTCTAAAATTCCTATAATTGACCCAAGAACTAGCGCACCTGGTTTAAGTACAATGGATAAAAGAGTTGCGTCAGGACACCAAACCCAAGACCCACTTATGAGGGGATATAGAGTTTATTATGGTGAGTCGTTCGTTAGAGAGGAAGATATGTCAAAAGCGTTTGGTCATGAGGATACTGAATCTATGAATGCTGAGGAAACTATAAATCACTTTATTAAAGCCTATGAATTTAATCCTGAAGATGCAAAAGATAGAGCAGCGGAAATGGGTAAAGACGAAAAAATACCAGTAAATAAAGAAATTGAAAAGGAAGAGGGAGAAGACTTTATTGATACTATGAGGTTAATTGAAAAAGAATTCACAAAAGAAGACATTATAAAAATGGTTGAGGATTCATTAGTTTTAAAGTCTGACGATAAAGGTTTGAATAAAAAAGATTTATCTGATGACTCCGTGTCACCAATCCTTAAAAGAAATTTAAAAGCCCTAAAAAATATGGCCGAAACTGAAGGTATATCAATACCTCAGTTAGTAAAGATGTTAAAAAATGAATAAAGATTTATACCATAGAAAGGCTAAATTACCTGAATCTTTAAAGACCCATTTACAAAAAAGTTTTGAAATGGTGGAGGGGGACAGTAACATTGAGGGTTACAACAGAAATAAAGATTTAAGGGAAAAAGGCGTTATTGGATATCCGGTTTTAAAAAGAATTAAAAACTGGTTCGATTCCTATGACGGAGATGGTAAAGATTTACCTTTTGTTTTGAACGGGGGTCACAGAATGCATAAATGGTGTGACCACGTACTTAATCATTGGAGGGATAGAATGTCTCAAGGAAAGACTGTTAAGTCTGACACAGGAATGGATAATCAATTTATCGACAATCATGAAAAAGAAGGTATAGTAGTTAACCCTCATGATAAACATGAAAAAGGAATTAATAAGTTTGATACTTCAATAACTGAAGAAATTAAAAAAATAAATAAATTATTTAAAACAATAGAATAATGGCAACACAAAATGACAAATTAGATTTTGCACAACCAGAAAATACGTTATCGGCAATTGCTGAGGCGGAAAGAGCAAAACTATTCCCAAGGAATGATTACTCACCTAAGTCAGAAAAGTACTCATCTGTACACCCCGATGCGAATGCTGACGGAGATGAATTAGGTAGAGGAACTGGTACATTTTTAGACGTTTATAATCAAAATGCTGGTACGTCAACTGATGTATTTGAGAGAAAAGACGAGATAAAAGTTAATAAGTACAACTCAAGTCAACCATACAACGTAGAAGGATGAAACTAATAACGACATTTAAATCTTTATTAACTGAAATTGCATCTTTAAGTGATATTGAAGATTCGATTAATAAGAAAATTGTCGTTACAATTTACTACGATGGGGATGAACCTGGAGGAAAGGGTTATAGAACAGTCGAACCTGTCGCAGTAGGATATAGTAAGGGAGGTAATAATTTAGTTTTAAGGGCATATGACTTAGACGGGGCGTCTCATACAGCGACTATAGGCGAAAAACCATTACCTGGATGGAGACTTTTTAGGGTTGATAAAATATTGACTTATCAACCAACTGATGATAATTTTACAGAAATGAGACCTGACTATAACCCATCAGGAGATAACAGTATGTCAAATATGTTATTAAATGCTAAGTTTAATACGTGAGATTTAAATTAAAAAAACTGAACCCCAATACATATGAGCGATTTAATGCAAAAATTAGCGATGTCCAAAAAAATAATGGATAAACACAGTGAAGTACCGAGAGGTCAGTCACCGGGACAACTTCCCATGAGTGAGAATGTAAACGCAACATACAACATACCGGAAAATATAAACAGTCAATTGACTCAACAACCAACACAACAACCAACACAACCATCAATACAGGAAACGGTTAATGTTCAACCAATAAGTCAAGACGCAGTTATAAACTCAAAACTACCTGAAGAAATTAAAAAATTAATGTTAGAAAATCCGATAGTTCAACCTCAAATGAATGGACCGTCACTTTCTAATGAAATAATAGAAGGGGCAACAAGACTAATGGATAATAAGGTTACTCAACAAAGTAGTGCTCAACCAAATAGTATTCAACCAACAAATAATAATTCCGACCTAAAACAAATGATAAGGGATGTGGTAAGAGATACCGTTAGAGATGTGGTTAAAGAAGAATTAAAAAATTCAGGTTTATTAAGTGAATCCGCACAAAAAACTAATGAAACTCTTTCATTAAGAGTAGGTAAACACATTTTTGAAGGTAAAGTAACAAAAATTAAAAAAGTAAGACAATAACTTTTCTTATTAAGTATTTTTTCCTATACTTTTCTAAATAGAAAAGTCATGTCAAAAATTAATGTGTTAGTACTCCCATCAGACAGAACAGGAGTAGGTAAATTTCGTTCTGTTGAGCCACACACGTTTTTACAACAACATTATTCAGATGAATTTCATGTTGATATAGATTACGAACCTAAGGTAAATGACGAAAAATACTGGAAAAAGTACCAAATAGTACATTTTCATAGAGTTATAGGTTCAAATTATGAGCAGTCCCCTTTAATCATTAAACAGTTGAGAGAATGGGGTATTGTCACTATTGGGGATATTGATGATTATTGGCAACCCGGAAAAGAACATCCCGCATATGAATTAGTAAAAAAACATAACTTAAGTCATCACATAATGAATAATTTGAGTTGTGTAGATTATGTTACAACCACTACTGAATTATTTGCGAATGAAATAAGAAAGATAAACAAAAATGTTTTCGTTTTACCTAACGCAATTAATCCCGAAGAACCACAATTTACAGAAAAAACTAAACCTAGTGACAGGTTAAGGTTTGGGTGGTTAGGTGGTTCCTCACATTTACATGACTTGAAATTACTTGATGGCACTACTAATAGGTTAACTGAGTTTAAAAATGATTATCAGATGTACTTATGTGGATTTGATATTAGAGGTAATGTTACAGAAATTAATAGGGAGACCGGTGAGGAGAAGAAAAGACCTATTAGACCTGATGAGACCGTATGGAAGAAATATGAGGAAATATTCACGGATAATTACAAAACTGTAGATGAAAAACAAATGAAGTACCTGATGGAGTACCAATCAGGAGACTATAGTGAAGAAGACGTTTTTTACCACAGAGTATGGACCCAACCGATTAATAGTTACGCTAAAAATTACTCTAAGTTTGACGTATCTTTAGCTCCTATTAAAGACCATATGTTTAACAGGATGAAGTCTCAATTAAAGGTAATTGAAGCAGGTTTTTATAAAAAAGCGTTAATCGCTTCTGATGTTGGACCATACACAATTGACTTAAAACACTCATTAGATAAAGGAAATTTTGTGGATGGTAACGCACTATTAGTTGATAAAAATAGAAATGGTAGTGATTGGGCAAAATACATGAAAAAACTTATTAAAAACCCCTCATGGGTTGAAGATTTAGGTGAGAGACTTTACGAAACTGTGAACGGAACTTACGATTTAAAAAGTGTGACTAAAAATAGAGCGGAATTTTATAAATCTTTAGTAAAATGATAGACGTACCATTAAACAAATTGTTATTTTTTGATTTAGAAACTGTAGGGATAGAGAAAGACTACACTACACTAAATGAAAAGAACCCTGAAATGGGTAGACTTTTTGAAAGTTACCGAAATTGGTTTGAGAAAAGATATCCTGAAGACGTCGATAAGTCTTTAGATGAGATATTCACTAATCACGCAGCATTAATTTCAGATTTTGCAAAAATTATCGTGGCTTCATTCTCATTCATAACCCCAAGCGGAGAAGTACACACCACTACGTTCGCAGAAGATGATGAGAAAAAACTTTTATTAGGGGTAAAAGACTTATTAAATAAAGTGTTAAAACTTGATTTTCATTTGTGTGGGCACAATATAAAGGGATTCGATATGCCAATGTTGTCTAAAAGATTTGTATGTAACGGTATAAAACCCCCAAGTATTTTACCAAAATTAGGTACAAAACCATGGGAATTAAAAGCTGTAGACACGAAAGAATTATGGCAGTTTGGTTCATTTAATTCTCCAGCCTCACTTGATTTAATGTGTGTTGCGATGAATGTGAGTAGCCCTAAAACCGGCGAAGTGTCGGGAAATATGGTACATGATACATATTGGAACTTAAATGGGTTAACTCCTATATCCGATTATTGTGAGAAAGACGTCCAAGTTTTAGTGGATGTTATGAATAAAATTTATAATTTAAAATAATATGTTTAAAAAATTTAATGAACTAAACGACAGTTTGAGAGCCTTAAAAGATTTAGAAAGTAAATTAAGCGATGTGGATATGAGTAACCCCCAAGAATTATTAAATAGTTTAGGGGTAAACATTGATGAGGTTGAAGATAGTTTTAATAACAATTTTACAGGTATTGTTGAGCTAAAATACTTTTTGGACTCAGATAATAAGGAGCCTGAATATGCTTACCCTACCGATTCAGGGTTTGACTTAAGGTCTAATGTCGATATTACCTTAGAGCCTTTTGGTAGAGCGTTAGTCCCTACAGGTATTCATTTTGATGTACCCGAAAGGTGTGAAATACAAGTTAGACCAAAAAGTGGGTTAGCAATTAAACGTGGTTTATCAGTCTTAAATACTCCAGGTACAGTAGACTATGGATATACAGGAGAAATTAAAGTAATCGTCTTTAATATGAGTAATGAGGTACAGAGTATAGTTAAAGGGGACAAGGTCGCTCAAGCTGTTGTATGTCCTGTAGTACAGGGTTCTGAAATTAACCTAAAGAGAGTGGATAAAATTGAGAATAAAGACCGTAACAGTAATGGGTTTGGTTCTACAGGAAATTAAAAAATTATGAAGAAGACTATTGAATTAAAAACAATTACAGATGATGAAGGGTATGCCACTAGTCCTACCTTACCTGACGGAATAAAAAATTATCTTATTGATATAGATGGTACTATCACCGATGATGTCCCTAATGAAGAATCTGAAAGAATGAGACAAGTCATACCATATGAAGGTTCAGTTGAAACTTTAAACGGGTGGTTTAATGAAGGACATATAATAACTTTTTTTACTTCACGAACTGAAGAGGTAAGGGAGATAACCGAGGAGTGGTTAGATAAGTGGGGGTTCAAATATAGTAACCTGTTAATGGGTAAACCTCGTGGGGGTAATTATCATTGGGTAGACAATCACATTGTAAGAGGAACGAGATATAACGGACAGTGGACTGAGTTGACAAATAAAATGGTAGAAATTCAAGTATTTGACGACTAATGATTACAATAGGGTTTAGTACAAGGGAGGTCGATAATAAGTTCATAGAACATATTAAGAAGACTTGTGGTCCAAAAAATATTGAAGTTATACCTTTTGAAAATAAAGGTTCTCATTCTTTAACTGAAGCTTATAATATATTACTTGAGAAAGCAAGTAATAATATTGTGGTACTATGTCATGATGATATATATTTTGATAAAAAGGGTTGGGGTTCTAAAATATTAAACCATTTTAAAAAAAACCCTGACTATGGAATATTAGGTGTTGCCGGCTCAACTATTTTTCCTTCGTCCGCTAGATGGTGGGAAGATACTAGTAAAATGAGAGGGATTGTTAATCACGAACACAATGGTAAAAAATGGGAGTCAAAGTACTCAAATAGTAGAGGTAATAAGATTGACGAGGTTGTGGTGGCAGATGGTGTTTTTTTGTCAGTAAATAAAAACAGATTAAAAAAAACTTTTAATGAAGATATAAAAGGATTTCATTTTTACGATGTAAGTTTTACTTTCGAAAATTATATAGACGGAACCAAAATAGGGATTATGTATGATGTTAGAATTACCCACAAATCAATAGGTCAAACTAATCAAGAGTGGGAAGATAATAGAATTAAAATCTCAAATTTATATAGTGAGTTTTTACCTAAAAAAATACTAAAAGATAAAAACAGTATATTAAAAATACTTTTATTAGTTAAAAAATATATTAAGGAAAATTACAATTCACTTAATACTCATGAACTAACTATTGTATCTGAATCTGTCGAGTATAGTAAAAATATTTTTGAAATTAGTACGATTCCGAGTACATTTTTAGGTGATGGTATTACACAAATAGGGGTAAATAAAACTGTTTCAGTAAAAAATAGGTTATATAAAACAAAACAAGTAGATTATGATTTAATAATTTCAGATTCCGAATTACTTTCTAATAAAATTAAGTACATTTATCCTAACACAAAACATATTTTTATAGGTGAAAAAAAAGAAATTCATAGTTCGGTTGAATTTATAAAGAATCTTAATTATGAAGATATTCATTTATTATCTAATAATAACATATCAAAACCTAAAGTTAAGGTATTGACGGGGTTCTCAAACCAAGGAGGGTCTACATTTGCCATTTCAAGACTAGTTAATTATTTTAATAAAAATGATATACCCTCGACTATGTATGGACCACATGATTATCATTTAAACTTATGTAATTCTGACTTAAGTGAAAATTTATCATTAAATACAGAAGACATTCTAATTACACATTTCATAAATTTAAAAGAAAGACCTAACGTAAAAAAAGTAATTTTATTTTGCCATGAAAAAAATCTTTTTGAAGTGTCAAAAATGAAACCTTACTGGGATGAAGTAGTGTTCCTTAATAATAAACACAAGAATTATCATTCAGGATACGATGGAAAATACACCATAATACCTAACTTTAAAGAGTTTTTTGAGGTCAGTAAAACTAAGGATAGTATAAACACTGCAGGTATTATTGGGTCTATAGATATTAATAAACAAACCCATAAATCTATTGAAAGGGCTTTAAATGATGGATACCAAAAGGTTATACTTTTTGGTACTGTAACTGATATAAAATATTATCAAGATTATGTCAGTCCTTTAATTGATGGTAAAAATGTTATAGAATATGGTTTTACTGATGATAAAGAAAAAATATATTCTATGGTTAATGCTGTTTATCAGTCTTCTTTAAGTGAAGTCGCATCTTTAGTAAAAGAAGAGTGTGAGATGACTGGTACAAAATTTAATGGTAACTCTCACATAGACAATGATACTGAATCATTGTCGGATGAAGAAATATTTAAAAAATGGAAAAATTTATTAAAATTGTAAGATGATAATATTAACTACTCTTTTTAACGCTGAAAAATACATCGAAAGATGTTTGTACTCAATAATGAGTCAAACATTTAAAGACTTTAGATGTTATATAACTGATGATATGTCTACAGATAAAAGTGTGGATATAGTTAAAAAAATTATAAAGGACGACGACAGATTTATTTTAATAGAAAATAAAGAAAAATTTTATCAACCAGGAAATTACGACCAAGTAATTAGAAGTAATCCATTAATTAATGATGATGACGTTTGCGTTGAGGTAGATGGGGATGACTGGTTACCTGATTCAAAAACACTACATAGAATTAACAACGTTTATCTCGATAAAGATGTTTGGATAGCAAATGGTAAATTTAGGTATTCTTCAGGTGCAAATGGTTTTGCACAAAAACAAACTAATTTTGACTCTCTAAGGAAACATAGATTTACTGCATCACATATTAGAACTTGGAGGGCTTTCCTTTGGAGAAATATCGACATATCTGATTTAAAGGATGAAAATGGAGTATATTGGAAAATGACCGGTGATTTATCATTTATGTTTCCTATGCTTGAAATGTCAGGGGAAAAACATTATGTCTTTATGGAAGACATAAATTACGTTTATAACGAACAAAACCCAATTAATGACCACAAAGTAGATTTGTCATTAGTAAATGAAATTGCCTTAAAAATAAGAAATAAAAAAAAATATAAAAAAATATAAAAATGAAAAAAGTTTGGTATGCCCCCTATAAGTTTGAGTCCTATGGTGAAGAGGAAATAAAAGCAGTAGAAGAATCACTTAGAAGTGGGTGGTTAGGAGGTCAAGGACCTAAATCTATCGAGTTTGAAAAAGCGATTGCAAAGCGTTTTGGTAAGAAGTTTGGTGTTTTTGTTAATTCAGGCTCTTCCGCCTGTTTATTGGCTTTGGCGGCGTTAGACCTTTTAAAAGGGTCTAAAGTAATTACACCGGCTTGTACCTTTTCAACAACTTTAGCCCCAATAATACAGTTAGGATATGAACCTGTGTTTGTTGATGTGGGTTTGAATGACTACGTGGCACATGTTGAAGATATTATTAACGTGGTAACACCTGAGGTTAAGGCGATTATGTTACCTAACCTAATAGGTAATAAACCAAATTGGAAGTTACTCAAGGAGCAGTTAAAGTTAATTGGTAGAGAAGATATTTACTTGATTGAGGATTCGGCGGACACCTTAACTGAAACCCTTGAAACTGATGTTGCGACAACTAGTTTTTATGCGTCTCACGTTATAACTGCAGGTGGTGTTGGCGGAATGGTAATGTTTAACGATGAAAAGCACGTTACTAAATGTTTACAGTACCGTGATTGGGGTAGATTAGGTAATGACTCTGAAATAATGGACGATAGATTTACTCATGAAGTTGACGGTATACCTTATGACCACAAATTTTTATACAGTGTATTAGGTTACCATATGAAATGTAGTGAAATGAATGCCGCTTTTGGTTTAGTTCAGTTGGAAAGGTTTAAAAAGTTTTCACAGATACGAAGAGATAATTTTGAACGATATATAGAAAACTTACAAGGTATTGGAGATTTGATTTTACCTGATGATTCAATTGAACCTAATTGGTTGGCGATACCGTTACAAACTGAAAAAAGGTTTGAGTTATTAACATTTTTAGAAAATAGTAATATTCAAACTAGAGTTACCTTTGCGGGTAATGTTACAAGACACCCTGTCTATAGAGAATACTTACAGGATTTTGAAAATTCTGATTTAATCATGAAGAACGGTTTTTTGTTAGGAGCTCATCATGGGATGAACATAGAAGACGTTGATTATGTTTGTGACAAAATAAAAGAATTTTTTAGTGAGTCATGAAACCTTTAGTTTTAGGTAACGGTCTTTTAGGTTCTGAAATTATAAAATTAACGGGATGGGACTTTGTTTCTAGGAAGTCTCATAATTTTAATATTGAAAATTTTGAGTCTTATATTGATTCACAATATGATACGATTATAAATTGTGTGGCAAATACAGATACCTACTCAAAAGATAAAGATTCTCATTGGGATGTTAATGTAAAATTTGTTGATAAGTTAATTGATTATTGTAACAGTAATGATGTAAAATTAGTTCATCTGTCTAGCGATTATCTTTATACGGGGTCAGAAGTTAACGCTTCAGAGGAAAGTGTTCCTGTTCATTGTGACACTTGGTATGGATATACTAAATTAGTTTCAGACGCTTTAGTTCAGTTAAGGTGTAAAAATCATTTATTAATTAGGTGTACTCATAAACCAACACCATTTCCATATGATAATGCTTGGGTTGACCAAGTTGGTAACTTTGATTATGTCGATATAATTTCTAATTTAATTATAAAATTAATTAAAAAGAATTTATCGGGACTCTATAATGTGGGGACTGAAACTAAAACTATGTTTGAACTGGCGTCAAAAACAAAGACGGTAAATAAATCATTTGCTCCTGTAAATGCACCTAAAAATACGTCTATGAATATTAAAAAATTATTAACAGACTTAAATGAATAATCCATTTTTTTCAGTTGCAATACCAACTTACGGATATGACGGTAAGGGTTCTGATTTTTTAAATTTTAGTTTATCTAAATTAAGTAGTCAGACTTTTAAGGATTTCGAGGTTGTTATATCTGACCATAGTAGTGATGACACGATAAAAGAAGTGTGTGAGAGATGGTCGAATAAGTTAAATATAAATCATACTTTTAATTCAAAAGGTCGAGGTATTATCTCACCTAACATTAATGAGGCGTTAAAAAAGTGTGAAGGGAGATGGATAAAGATATTATTTCAAGATGATTTTTTATTTGATGAATACTCGTTAGAAAAACAAAAAAAATTCATAGAAGACAAGGATAACTTAGTATGGTTTTTTTCAAAATTTTACCACAGTAATGACGGTAAATCGTTTTATAGATTATATACACCGAAGTGGAATAATACTGTTTGGGTTGGAAATAATACTTTAGGTTGTCCTAGTGGACTTACGATAAAAAATAAAGATATTTTATTTTTTGATGAAAATCTTAATTGGTTAATGGATTGTGATTACTATCAGAGTATGTTCATTAAATACGGCGAACCTGAGGTATTAGATGAGATAACCGTTGTAAATAGAACATGGGGGAATCGCCTTACTGATACCATATCTCAACAAATAAAGGATGAGGAATTTGTTTTAGTTAAGAAAAAATATGCTTGATTTAAATAATATAACTTTAGTTGCCCTAACAAGTGTTAGGTTAGAACAAACCATAAAGGCGTTACAACACAGTTCTTTAAAAATTAACTTCGGTGACATAAAATTATTAAGCGATATTAAACCTGATAATTTACCTGATAATATAACACATGAGTATGTACCTAAATGTAATAATATAGATGAGTGGAATTATCATATAATTTATACTTTACCAAAATATATAGAAACCGACTATATCATTTTAATACACGATAATGGGTTTATTGTAAATCCTGAAGTGTGGACTGATGAATTTTTAAAATATGATTATATCGGGGCGCCATGGCCATTACCTAAAGATGATTTTTCATATAGAGATATAAATGGAGAAGTTATTAGACAAGGAAATAGTGTATCTCTAAGAAGTAAAAAATTATTAGATGTTGCGAACAAATTAGATTTAGAATGGAAAGCCTTTCATGGTTTTACAAATGAAGACGGATTTATATGTGTTAATTATCGTCATGAATATATAAATGAAGGTTGTGTTTTTGCACCTATCGATATATCCTGTTTATTTTCTAAAGAAACTGAGTTACCTGAAAATCGCGGAATTAATACGTTTGCCTTTCACAACTATAATGGAGAAAACAGAAAATACCCTAAATTTTAAAATAATGAAAGATAATAACTACAGGGGCTAAATTAATAATCACCGATTTTAATCATTTACCCGAAAACCCCAAAGATTTTTGGACGGATGAATATACCGATAACTATATAGTATATGATAAGGCACATAGATTTAATGAAACTAATAAAATAGTCCATAAAGAAAATTTAGGGTCAAATATATATGATAAATGAGTACTAAAGAAATTGTAATAGCGGCTTACGATAAAGAATTAGATTGGATAACCCAATTTGATTCTGATATTAAACAAACAATATACAGAAAAGGTATTGAAACTGATAATGAAAATGAAATATTTATTGAGAATAATATGGGTAGATGTGTACATTCATTTTTTTATCACATTTATAAAAATTATGATAATTTATCAGACATAACGTTCTTTGTACAAGATTATCCATTTGACCACTGGGAAGATTTAATTGAAGTAATTAATAATGAAACTTGGGTTGATAGGTGTGCTTTAGAAATCGAGGGTTATTATGGTTTCCATTGGAATTCTATAAAAGTTCCATCACCAAAAGGGGGTATTATGCACTCCCTTAAACCAACAACACATCATGGTAATGGTAACATTATTAGTTGTAACTCAAATGGTAGCCCACAAGACCGAAACCCATTAATAAATGTTGATAAATATTGGGAATTATTATTTGAAGGGATACCACCACCTATATATGAATTCATACCAGGTGGACATTTCGGCATAACAAAAGAATATACCCATCTAAGGTCTCGTGAATTTTATGGTAAAATATGTAATTTATTAACTGAAGATATATGGGCACCATGGATGATAGAACGTTTAGAGTGTTACATATTCAACCCAAAATATAAAACAAAATTATGATAACGACAAATTTAACTGGAAATCTAGGGAACCACATGTGGCAATATGCGGTATGTAGAACAATAGCTGAGAAACTAGGGTATGAGTGGGGTATAAACCCATCGCCAAGTCATGATTACTTTAAAGGGCAATCACAAATGACATTTATGAATGTTGATTTTGGTAAACCTGTAGAAGGTATTATACATGAATATCATGAATCTTGGAAAGAAATATCTCACGTAGATAAAGTTAATATAACAATGTTAAATCCCTCATTATATGAGATACAAGATAATACTATATTAGTCGGAGATAAGAGTATTAACCCAGGAGCGATAGGTGGTATATATCAGTCAGAAGAATATATAATTAATAGAAAGTCAGATATTAGAGAATGGTTTAAGATTAAAAACGAGTCAAAAAAAAATTATGATAAAATATTATCTGATAAGGGTATTGTTCTTGATGAAAATCTTTGTGTTATTAATTTCAGAGGTGGGGAGTATAGGTCGATACCAAATGTATTATTAAGAAGGGAATATTGGAGGGATTCAATTAACCACATGTTAATAATAAACCCTAATATGAAATTTGTGATTATAACAGATGACCCAAACACCGCAAATAAGTTTATGCCCTTTCCAATCGAATCAATTCATGTTGATGTTGGATTTGATTTTTACGTTGTCAATCAAGCTAAATGGAATATAATATCCAATTCAACATTTGGTTGGTGGGCAGCATGGCTTAATGACAAAACAAATAAAATAATAGCTCCTAAGTATTGGGCTAGACATAATGTTAGTGATGGGTATTGGGCCACAGGAGATTCGTACACCATAGGGTTTACATATATGGATAGGGAAGGAAATTTATATGATTATGAAACTTGTAAAAAAGAGGCAGAAATTTACTATAAACAAAAAAATATAATTTAATATGAGTTATACAGAGATACCAAACGAGGAGTTAGAAATTTTTAAAAGATTAAGTAATAAATTCAAAGTTGTTTTTGATGTAGGTTGCAGAGATGATATTGATTATTTTAAGATTAATGATTTATGTGAATATCACTTATTTGAACCAAATACAATAGCGATAAATTCTTTAAATGAAAAATTAGGTAAGTTAGAAAATCATAATATAAAATTAAATGAATTTGGTTTATCTGATACAACACAAGATAATTGTGTTTATTATAAAAACGTTGAATCTTTTACGATAAATCCATTTGCTAGAACAATAGATTCTGGTGATAGATTCTCTTTAAAAAAATTAGATGATTATATCTCAGAAAATAATATTGAAAAAATTGACTTTATAAAAATAGATGTTGAAGGGTTGGATTATAAAGTTATTTTAGGTGGTTTAGAGGCTATTAAAAATAAAAATATTGTGTCATTCATTCAAATAGAATATAATGGTGGCGTTAAACAATACGTTGATTTGCTTGATAATTTTGAGTTTTATTGGATGATGGAACCAAGATTATTATCAGCTGTTAATAATATGGGTAATAAAAATGATTTTAACAAATCATTAATTAGACTTGATATTGACATAATTAATTTTATTGATAATACCGTATCCCCAACTGGTAATGGTGGTAATATTTTTGGTGTTAATAAAAAAAATGTTGACTTTGATGTTGATAAAATAATATTTAAAATAATTTAATATGCGAAAAATTTATGATTGTTTTAATTTTTTTAATGAATTAGATTTATTAGAAATAAGGTTAAATACACTATATGATATAGTTGATTATTTCGTAATCATCGAATCAAACTTAACTCACTCTGGTGAGGTTAAACCATTTTATTATGAGGATAATAAAAGTAGATTTGAAAAATTTTCAGATAAAATTATACATTATAAGGTGTTAGATACTCCAGAACAATTTAATAATTTACATAATGGTGATGATGAAATACTAAATCAAATCTATCATTATATAAATAAACAAACTAATAGGTTTAATAGAAACACACAGCCCGATTATGGTAGAGACTTCTTTCAAAAGGAATGTGTTAGAAGACCCTTAACAAATTGTTCTGATGATGATATAATTATTATTTCTGACTTGGATGAAATACCGAACCCTAAAATACTAAGTAATGTACACGAATTAAATCTATCTGAAAATATATATCGGTTAAATCAAAATATGTATTGTTATTATTTAAATGTGTTTAAGGAGAAAAATTGGTTTGGTAGTAGAATTCTTAATTATGGTAAACTTAAAAATCTATCAATAAATGAGGTTAGAGGTGATAATACACTTAGTGTTGAATTACCAAATGGTGGTTGGCACTTCAGTTTTATGGGAGGAAAAGAAATGGTAAAAAAGAAAATAACATCTTATTCTGCACGAGATTTAGGAGGTAGACATGTTTTAAACTCTATTGAATCAAATATGGACAAGAATATTGACCCCTTTTTTAGGGGTAGTCTTAATGTTGTTGAAATTGATGATACTTACCCTAAGTATTTGATTAATAACCTTAAAAGGTATGGTCACCTCATAAAAAAAATATGATAACTTGCAAATTACAGGGAGGATTAGGAAATCAAATGTTCCAAATATCTGCAACTATTGGTCACGCTCTGAGGTATGGTTTTAATTATGGTTTTGATTTTAACCGTTGTTATACTCCTAATCAGGGTCATAAATCATCCACATATTCAAATAACTTTTTTAGAGACATTAACGAAAGAATCGACTTATCAGACTTATCTAAATATAATTTATTTAATGAGAGAGGGTTTTCGTATCAGGAAATACCAAATAAAGATAATATTATTTTATCGGGTTACTTTCAAAGTGAAAAATATTTTAATAATGTTAAATCCGTAATTAAAGACCTTTTTTATTTCGATGAACAAATAAAAAATAACGTTAATAAATTATTAAACTCAATTAATGAAGAAAAATGTGCGATTCATATTAGAAGAGGTGATTATGTAAATAAACCTGATTTTCATTTAGTTTGTGATAATACGTACTATCAAAAAGCTATCGATTTTATTGGTTCAGACAAACATTTCATTGTGGTATCGGATGATATAGAATGGTGTAAAGACAATATAAAGTCAGATAATATAACTTTTACTCCATTTAAAGACGAAATAAGTGATTTATATTTAATGACACAATGCGAACATAAAATAATGTCTAATAGTTCTTTTAGTTGGTGGGGAGTGTGGTTATCAAAAAAAAGTGGGGTTGTGGTTTCCCCAAATAAGTGGTTTAATTATAATGGGCCGCAAGATTTTAACGATATATATTTAGATTCTTGGGTTAAAATATAAACGATTTATTTTTATTAAAAAATTAATATATTTTAATAAAATATAATACATGTCAACAAAACAAAAAGGTAATGAAAAGCCCTTTAATAATGTTAAGGAGTTAGTTAATTCTATAGTAAATCGTAAAACAAGGAAAAAGTTTTTATCGGATAATCAGAAAACTTACTACCAAACATTATTAGATAACGAAATAACGATATGTTCAGGTCCTGCGGGAGTAGGTAAATCTTTTATCGCTATGAGAGCAGCTATAGATTTACTATTAGATAAGGATAATGCATATGAAAAAATTATTATTGTTAGACCGGCGGTGGAGGCTGAAGAAAAATTAGGTTCTTTACCTGGTAATTTAGAAGAAAAATTAGACCCTTATATTTTTCCGTCTTACTACCTACTAAATAAAATCATAGGTAAAGAAGCTAGAGAAAAATTAAAACAGAATGAAGTTATTGAAGTTTTTGCGTTAGCATATATGAGAGGAATGAATATTGATAACTCTATATTAATTTTTGAGGAGGCTCAAAACGCGACTCCATCTCAGATGAAACTACTATTAACTAGAATAGGTTTTAATTCTAAATTTTTAATATCAGGTGATGTGGAGCAAACAGACCGTTATAGAGATAAAACACAATCAGGGTTATATGACGCTTTAAAAAGATTTAGAAATATTGATGATATCGGAGTTTTTGAGTTTGATAACAAGGATATCATAAGGAATCCTTTAATAAGTAAGATTTTAGACAATTACGAGTAAAATGAAAATCGCAATAGATTTAAATGGTGTAATTAGAGATGTTTTTGGTAAATCAGCTCAGGTTTACGAAAAATTTTATTTAGATGAATTATCTGAATCACCAACCTCTCAGTATAATGAAGAAACCGAAGAATGGGTTAAAGAAGATAATGATAAAAATTCTTTTGATTACGAATTAAACTTACCAGTTACGTCATTAAATTTAATTGACCACTTTAAGTTTGATAATGATGAGGATTTATATGATTTTTTCTATGTTGATTTTCCTATGGAAATATTTGGTCACAGTCCGTCGATACAGAATAATACATTTAATATTTTAAATGATATATATGTGAATTTTAGAGATTTTAATGAAATCACTATAATTTCAGATGAAATAGGTAAGTCCAAACCGGCAACTTTATTTTTCCTATCTAAATACGGATGTTTAATCGAAAACATTAAGTTTTATTCAAAAGTGACTTTATCAGATACTTTCGATTCATTTGATGTTATTATTACGTCAAATCCCGATTTATTATCATTAAAAAATGATAATAAAACTATAATAAAAGTAATAACTACATATAATTCTGAATTTGACGGAGATTACAACATCTCTAATATTGAAGAGTTATCTGAAGTATTAACAAAAATTAATATATAATAATATGTTGGAAATTTTAGGAGAAATGTATTACATAGATTTAAATGAATTAAGTGATACTATTGATATGTCCATCCCTACAATAAGTGGTGAAACTGAACAAACTATAAACTTAGTTTCATTTGAAGTTTTAAAGATGATGCTTGAGGTTATAATGACTGAACGTGAGGAAGTTGACGAAAATTTAGGCATCCACTCGGTTAAAAATTTAAGTATTCCCTTTAAAATTGCATTTAATACATTATTAAAACATCAAATACTAAAACATTTATAAAAATGAATGAAGAAACGTTACTAAAAGTAGAAAAGTCTATCGAGAACTTACGTGATAAGTCCTCTAGAATTTATTTTATGGTTCAGGATACTAAAGGTAATCCTAAGGCCGGTGTTAGGATGTCATATCAAATGGCTCAAACATTAAAAGAAGAAGGTTATAATACCTTTATTATGCATGAAAAAAATGATTACACCGGTGTATCATCATGGATGGGTGAAAAATATATGGAAATCACACACTCATCAATAGAAAATCAAAATTTACAGATATCACCTGAAGATTTTATAATAATACCTGAAGTATATGGTCATGTTATGGAACAGGTGTCAAAAATGACATGTGCTAAAATTGTCTTATGTCAAGCTTATGACCATATGTTAGAGACATTACAGGCTGGAACATCTTGGTCCCAATACGGATTTTTAAAATGTATCACAACAAGTGAAACTCAAAAAAAATACATTTCAGAAATAATGAAAAATATATCTTTCGATATAATTAAACCACTTATTACTGAAGAATTTACCCCTAAAACATTACCATCTAAACCAATCGTTTCTATCCACACAAGAGACCAGAGGGACACTATGAAAATAATAAAAACTTTTTATTTAAAATACCCTCAATATAGATGGATTACTTTTAGAGATATGAGAAGTTTAGATACTAAAGAATTCGCCGAATATTTAAAAGACGCGTTTGTATCAGTATGGGTTGACGATATTTCAGGTTTCGGTACATACCCTATTGAATCAATGGCAAGCAATACTCCTGTAATTGGAAAAGTCCCAAATATGAAACCGGAATGGTTAAACGATAATAATGGTATATGGACATATGAGTTAAATAACATTCATGATATACTTGCTGAATATATACAGAATTGGTTAGAAGATAATGTTAATATTGAATTGTACGATAATGGAATTGAAACTTCTAATGAATACAAAAATCAGGATTCCTTTAAATCTTCAGTTATTGAATTATTTGAGGGTTACTTTAACTCTCGTAGAGAAATTTTTGAGGTTCAATTAGAAAAAATAAAAGTAGAAGAAGAAAATTAATTAAAATGGAAAAATTAAATATATCAGTGGTTTTACCTGTAGAATCTTCTAAACATAAAAATTTTACAGACCTATTTAAATCTTGTATTGTTTCAGTACAACAACAAATTAAAGAATCTGTAAGAGGTGAAAATGTTATAGATGATATTGAGTTGGTTATAATCCATTCAGGAGAAGAGAGTTTAGTAGAATTAATTAATAATTCAGACTTTAGTGGGTTAACTACTAATATCATTCATAATGAAGGAGATACGGACTTTAGTACTCAAGTTAATTTAGGTATTGAAAAGTCGTCTCACGACTGGGTAACAATATTAGAATTTGATGATGAGGTATCGAGCATATGGTTTAGGAACGTTTATAAATATATTAACGCATACCCACACATAAAAGGGTTTTTACCTATCGTTGTTGATACTGACGAAAATGACACGTTTGCAGGATTTACTAATGAAGCTACATTCGCGGCTAACATGAATAGTGAAATTGGAATACTAACCAACGAAGTACTACTAAACTATCAGAATTTCCAAACGAGTGGTATGGTTTTTAAAAAATCAATATTTGATGACTTTGGTGGTTTTAAGAAATCCTTTAAGTTAACCTTTGTATATGAACTATTATTAAGGTTGACTTATAACTCTGTAGAAATAATGACTATACCTAGAATTGGGTATAAACACTCCAATATGAGGGAGGGGTCAATTTTTTGGAACTATAAAAATGGAGAATATCCATTAACTCAAGAAGAAGTTTCTTTTTGGATTGAATCAGCAAAAAAAGAACATTTCTTTAAAGATGATAGAGATATAAAATATGAAGTGATTGATATTTAATGTTATTAAATGAAACGGGAAATACTGTAAATCCTGAAACTAAAGGTAAGAGGGGAAGAAAGGCTAAATCTCAAAACTATTTTGATGTGAGAGAGGAGAAGGCTGTTAGGATGTTCCTGACCGCCTCTACATGGGAGGAAAAAAACACCATATACAATGAGTTTTTAAGGGGACCTTTAGATAAAATGATAGAATCTATTATTAGAAGATATAAACTATATCGTAAAAATATGGAGTTTAGAGATATTCATAATGATACCCATTCATTTTTAATGACTAAAGTTGATAAATTTAAACCTGATAAAAATAAAAAGGCGTACTCTTATTTTGGTACTATATGTAAAAACTATTTAATGGGTCAAATAATAAAAGACCAAAAAGAACAAAATAGAAAAATATCATATGAGGATATCACGACTAAATTAGAAAGTAGACCTGACATGGTATATTATTTAGAGTATGAAAAATTACTACCAGAAAAGGTAATAAAAGAGTTTATAAAAGAACTAAATAAGTTTATTGATAATACTGATTTAAATAATAATGAATTAAAATTAGGATACGCATTAATTGAGTTATTTGAAAATTATGAGGATATATTTATTGGTACGGATAATAATAAATTTAATAAAAATATCATATTATTATCATTGAGAGAAATGACTAATTTAACCACTAAAGAAATAAGGACTTCTATGAAAAAGTTTAAAAATCTATACTTTGATTTGACCGTTAAATTAAATAACCTATAAAATACAAATTCAATAATATTTATATTATTATGGGTAGACCAAAAAAGAAAGAAATAATTTTAAGTAAAGACTCCGTTTTAGGGTTAATGCAAGAAATTTATAACGAACTTGTCGAGCAAAGAGCAACTGCGGTACGTATACAAAATAAAATGTTAAACCTATTAAAAGGTGCAGAAGACATGGCGGTTATAGGTCCTGTTATTAAAGAACAACAAAAAATTATAAACGATACCATAGAAAAAAAATTATCATTATCTAAACTACAATCATCAATATGGGAAAAATCAACAAATAATAGTGAGGATAATTTTAACTTAGCGGAAATGGACGACGATGTATTACAGGCGCTAATTAATAAAGATACTGACGATAATAATAAAGATGGTTATAAAATGAGTTAATTATGGCTACAGACGTTAAAAAAGGACTTAATGATGCTTCATCTCAAATAATCTCTTATGGTACCACCATTAGTGTGCAGGAAACGGAAAAAAAATTAAAGAAACTATCTAATGGTAATAATTTTGAACTATCTAAAAGTGAATCAGTAAAACAACTTAACGCAATAGGTGATGTTAAACAGAGAGCACAAACAGAGATAAAAAACCAATTTGAGGAGTTAATAGATTTGTTTAAACTGTCTATGCCATCCAAACCTGGTATAAACTCTAAAAGTATTGATTTTCTTTTAAAGCAAATTCTTTTAGCTAGCCAAAACACTAAGAGTAGAATCTCAGAAGTATTGGTCGAGGAAAGTATGAAGGTTGCGGGATGTTCTCAAGAACAGACGTTTGAGGGTAATGACGATAATGACGGACCTAATAAGTTATATGTTAGAGTAAACCAAATAGATTTATTTAAACTCTTAAAAAAAGACCCTGAAGAAGGATTTAATAGTATTTTATATGAGTCCACTAATCCCGTAAATGGGTCTCAACCATATTCCATGGATAAGGAGTTATATAATCGACTTCAAAACGAAGGGTTTTCTTTTAATGACGAATATGGTAGTGATTATATAGGTTCAGCTAACAGTCCCATTATGAATATCACATATGTTACCTCATACGTTAAAAATGGTACAACATATTATGGAAATTTTTATGAAATAACTTTAAGGAATAGACCAAATTTAAATCGAGTTTCAGATTTTTTAAAGGATTATTATAATTCTATTGATTTTTTGAACTTTGATGGTCTTTCGGTTAAAATTATGAACTCTCTAACTAACTTTATAGATATATCTGGAAATTTATCCATTAATGAAAAGGAGGAGCAATCTAAGTTTGAAAAGATAGTGCAGAGAATACTTGGGTTGTGTTTTGATAATAATAAAGAAATTGACGTATCAGGAAATGCTAAGAATTCTGCTTTAGATACTATTAATGAATCTTTCTTTGAGATGTCACCTATAGATTTACGTAACATCGAAAATAACGTGAATAATATGGTAAATGGTGTTACTGAGTTTGAGGATTGTAATAATGTTAAAGTTCCTGTAAACGTACAGTCTATATCAAAATCTATAGGTAATATGTCATTTTTACCTGATAATGAAAAAATTGATTATTTTATTCAAGAAGCCGATAATATGTCTAAGGACGAAAACTGGAAATTACTTCTACCTGACAGTCTTAATATAAATGTATCAATAAAAAGTGGAATATTAAAAGTAATCCCACAAGCAGTTGTCCTTACTATTTTATCACCAAAAGTTTTATTAGGTTTAATGGTTATATTAAAATCTTTAGGTAGTACTATAATTGATGAAATTGAAGGTTTTGATACATTTATGAGAAATATGAAAAGCTTTTTAATTAATTTAGTTAGTCGGATTGGCGCTATTTTTATTGAAGAACTTTTTATGTTATTAAAAGCTAATCTAAGAGCGTTAGTTGAAACATTATTAATTGAGGTAGTAAAGGAGTCTAAAAACGCCTCTCTAAGTATTGTAACTTCTATTATTTATGCGTTAATACAAGTTGCGTCAGGTATTGTGGATTGGCGACAATGTAAGAGTGTAGTAGATGAAATATTAAATTTATTAAAGTTAATACCTCAACCTATTCCCGGAATACCTAACTTTGCACTTTCGTCTGCAAGATTACTACCAGGTTACTCACCAACCAGAGCTATGGCATTAATAAATGAAAATTTACAAAAACTAGGTCTACCTACCGGTGATATGCCTGACGGGTCACCTAATTTAATGTTACCATCTATGTTTCAACAATTAAAAGGTAGTAATCAAGAAAATCTTAACAACAGTAAAACTGAAATTTATGTACCCGCAACTGCAGTTGCGGCATTTGCTGGAGGGGTAACCTTTCCGGTTAAAGCCTTTGGAAAATCTTATTAAATATGGATGATAAATTAAAAAATGTTATTATAAACTATAAGTCTTTACCTAATAAAGAGTTAGAATTTGGTTTAGGTTTAATAAGTGAAGATTTTGAGGACACTAAAAAACTATTAGTTAAACTTACTCACCATTTAGATTCTTTAGAAAAAAGTTATAATAATATATTAGAAGAATATAAAACACGAAATAAGTAATGGGTCTTGAAGGTAAAAGCAATAATAGAGATATATTAAATTCACAATTAATATATAAAGGTCAGTGTATAAACAATGACGACCCGATGAGACTTGGTCGGATTAGAGCTTTATTAAAGACTGAAAATCAATCTGACAGAGAAATTGCTAATGAAAATTTTGGTAAACAAACTTATAAAGATTGGGGTGAAAAGGACCCCTTTGTTTTCAAACCTCTACTACCTTTTTTCATTAATACCCCACCTAAAATAGATGAGTATGTACACCTTTTTTATAATAATATAACTAGAAAAGGTAGTAAAGATAAATACTATATCGGAGGGGTGTACAGCTCCCCAACCACATCAAATGTTGAGGTTTACGACTCGGCAATTACTAATTTAGAAGAGGGTTCAAGAAATAAGCCGTTTCCAAATTTATTAAATGAAGAGGGGGAGTATTTTATTAAAGACTCTAAAGGTATATACGCCGACCCTAATGATATAACACTATACGGTAGGGGTAGTTGTGATATAGTAATACAAGATAACACAGTACTTTTAAGGGCGGGTAAAAATAAAAATTTTCAAGTAGGTCAGACTCCGAGAAAAAATGAAAAACGTTCTTTTTTACAATTAAGTAAATTTGACAGTAGGACAGTTTATGGTCAACCAGAAAAGAAATATATATTTGGTTCACAACATAAAGATTTAAAATGTTTAATAGAATACGATATTATTAACCCTGAAAATCAAGCGAATAACTTTAGAGGTATCATTTATATCTATAATTTAACACAGCCAATTTCTACTCAGTCAATATCAGTAAATTTACCTATACCTGAAACGTCTAAATCTTTAATGACTACAGTATCTTTTGAATCAAAGACTATTAATCAAGTAAAAACATTAATTAATCAAGTTTTAGAGGGGTTTATTAAGTCAAATATAAATGGTATCGTTACACAACAATCTGAAAATATTACGGTTAGTGGTCCTGAAAGGTTTGATGCAGGTGGTATTTTCCCCTTTTATTTTAGACCACAAAACAGTTTTTATAAACTTTTAAATGGTGTGAATTCATCAACTAACCCACAAGTAATGTTTAATGTAAGTAGTATTATATCACAAGTTTCTATTAAACCTACCGATGGTTTAAGTAGAGGTTATAGTTTGGTATATGACAAAAATAAAACAGATTCGGTACCACTTATACCTACAAGACAAGATATAATACCTAAAAAAGTGGAGCCTTTTAATAAATCTGTTGGTATTTTTGGTGGTGATGAAATTTATTTGTTATCTCATAATTCGCAAAAATCAGGTACTAATGGTAAAATCGACTTGTCCGATACACTATACGGAATAAATGAGAATTTAGTTGCCGATGAAATTGAACCTAAAACATCCTCTATGGTTAGGGGTGAAGAATTATTAGACTTATTAAACTTAATGATTCGATTTTTGGTGGGTCACGTACATGCGTACCCCGGTTTACAACCCGTACCTCAAAGTGTTGACGGTGTTACTGTAGATAACCTTCTTGAGGAGTTATTAAATGCGCAAGATACAATTTTAAATAAGAATATTCGTATAAACTGAATATTTATATAAAAAACTTATCTATGTCACTTCATCGTTCATATTTTAGTAAAAATGATACCATATTATATAATTCATACACTAATACGGGTCGGAATCCTGTTGTAGAGTTATTTTATGGTAATGTAGATAACATTATATCGCCTGTAGGTTTTACTCGTTTTATATTCGATGTGGATATTGACGATTTACAAAAAAAAGTTTCTTCAGGTGAAATATCTACTGGGTGTAGTTATAATCTTACCCATAAATTAAAAATGACTAATACTTCATCTTTTGATGAAGAGTTATTAAACGAAAAATGGTCTAACGGTAGAAGAAGAGCCACATCTTTTGATTTAGTCCTATTTAGAATACCCAAAACATCAGGTTCAAGTGGAGACCCTCAAACATGGGACGAGGGTGTAGGTACTGATTATTATGCAGGTCAAGCAAGAAGCAGTACTAATACAGTTTCAGTACAGAATATAATAGAAACTGATAAATCATACTCAAGCCGACCTGTTAATTGGTTTCAGAGAAATACAATTAACAACTGGTCGGAAGAAGGTTTATATAGTAACACTAATTCAGTATCAAATACCCCAGGATTAAATTATTCAGGATTAACGATTATCGATACTCAACATTTTGAGTTTGGTAATGAAGATATTGAATTTGATATGACTAATGAGATAAATAATATAATAACAGGTTCCACAACAGGAACTACAGGGTGGGGAATCGCATTCGTACCTGATGTTGAAAATATATCGGGTCTTACAGAAAATTACTCCGTTGGGTTTTTCTCTCGTCATACTCAAACTTTTTACGAACCGTTCTTAGAAACTTCATATAGTGATTTAATCCAAGACGATAGAAATACCTTCTACGAAAAAAGAAATAATAGGTTATATTTATACTCATTTAAATACGGCAACCCTCAAAGTTTCGACTCAAATCCAACAGTAGACATCTTAGACTCGACAGGGTCCGTTGTAAGTGGTTTTAATGGACTGACAACGTGTCAAATATCTAAAGGGGTGTACGAGGTTAACGTTAGTGGTTTAACGTCCTCTTCGGTCCCCTGTGTCTTTTATGATACATGGAAAGGTATATCCGTTAATGGGGTAGCATTAAATAATGTAGAAAATCAATTTGTTTTACATTCATTATCTGATTTATATCAAATAGGGATGGAAGATAATGAACCTAAGATATATGGATTTGATTTTTACGGGATTAAACAAGATGAAAAAATACTAAACACAGATATTAGAAAAGTTAATGTAGTGTTGAAAAAGGCATATACCACAAAAGAGGTATTAACACACGTTGACGCTTACTATAGAATATACGTAAGAGAAGGGATGACCGAGGTACAAGTTCAAGATTGGACCTCTATTAATAGAACATCTAGCGGATATTATTTCATATTCGATACCAAAGATAAGATACCTAATGAATATTTCATAGACATAAAAGTTATTACTGACAGAGAGGTTAATACCTATAAACGAGAATTACAATTTCAAATAGTTAACAAAAAATGAAAATTATTAAATTAACAGAAGGAGATTTAGTTGAAATGATACAACAAGTTATTTCCGAAAAAAAGAAAAAATCTAAAAAGAAGAAGTCTAAAAAGAAAGATACGACTTTATGCTCTCGCGGTATTAACGCAGCAAAATCCAAGTATGAGGTTTACCCCTCAGCATATGCTAATGGCTATGCCGTACAAGTATGTAAAGGAACTATGCCTGGATTAGACGGTAAGAAAAAATGTTCAGGAAATTATTGTTAGTGTATAAATAAAACTTATATTTGTAAAAACATTTTGAAAATGAATCGTGTTAACTACAGAACTTATCAACTATTAAAAGAAGACAAATTAATCTTAGAAACTGAAGCGGCCACCTTTGATAGGGCTGTTGATTACTTTTGTGATATACATCCTAACGCATACATGGATAAGTCTTATACTTTTAAAGTCGCCCCCATTAAGTACGGGTATTAATATTCCTCTATAAGGATTTTAAGGTCCATACTCCCCTTAATAACTCTGTGGAAGGTCTCCTTAGGTATTTCAAATTTAACACCCTTTTTAAGGGGTGTAGGTAACTCGTTGTCCATTTGAAAGTACCAGTCCGTATCCTCTAATACTTCCACTATCCGATTTTCTTTATCTCTATGCCAAACGAGCTCTTTCTCAGAGACATCTGAAGAAAAAACTCGTTTGAATTTATTATCTGTAACGTTTTCTTGGGTGTATACCATTACCAAAATCTACCTGATACATTCTTACCAAAATCTTTATGGGCTCTACACGCCCAATATCCGGCCTTTGTTTTATCTTTTTTCTTTTCACATCTGTGTCTAGCGGCAAATGATTTTCTCGCTGCAGGGTCATTCCATTTAGCTGTCATTACAGGAGAACCATAACTTACCTTTTTTACGTTACCTGATTTAGGATTTCTTACGTAAACATACCATTTTTTTGAACCTCCAGACTTAGGTTTATTTAAACTTACTTTCTTACCTTTATATTCAGCTTCATTTAAATTTACATATTCAAAAGGGAAATCTAAAGCTACGGTATCCCCATTAATTAATTTAACAAAAGTACCAACCTCAGACTCTAAAATCTCAGTGTCAAAATCATTAAAACGATATCCATTACCATGTAATTGCCTAGCCTCATTTACAATCTCAAAATACTTTTCACTACCATGTCTAAAAATATTATCGGTTATTGATAAGTTATTATCGATGTGATATTTCATTTCTTCTGAAATAATATTTTTTTCTATTATTTTTTTATTAATAGATTCTTTTATTATTTTTTTAAGATACATAGATTCGTTTTTTGATTTTTTATTTTTATGATTTTTAATTTTAATTCTTGTTGGTTTTTGTCCTTTACCTGATTGTGGGTCTTTCTTTTCTTTTTCTCTTTTTCTTCTGCAAGCCGAGTCTTTTGCAGATTGTGACATTTTACCTGCGACACCCGCAGCTCTACATACGGGATATCCCCCTTTATCAGAATCTTTTCTACCGCAAGATGGGTGACCACCCCCCTTCTTTTTTTTGCAGATGTTAACCCATGGTCCCTTTGGTTGTTTGGACCCCTTCTTTTTTTTCTTTTTTCCGAACCATACGGCCAAGTCTTCAGATAAAATATATGTATCCATATTTACTTTATTAAGTTTTTTAATAAATATTAGTAAAAAAGGAATTAGTATGGAAAATGAAAATCAAAATGTAAATACTCTATTTAACGCTATTAATTACAGAGAACCTCACGAGTTAAATAAATTTATAGACGAAATGAATTTAGACCAAGCATTATTTTGTTTAGTACATGCCGCTAGATACGCACATAATAAAGGTATATACGGTATAGAGGAGTCTGAAGTAGTATCAAAAGCAATTAGAGCGTTAACTACTCCACAACCTTTATCAGAGGACGAAAAAAATGACGAAGAACCAACTGTCGAGTAAAATCATAGAACTGCAATCAGAGATTACAACTGCAATTTTAAAAGGTCATAAATCTAATGATGATGATATTTTTAATTCACATAGAATAGAGTTAATGATATTACGTTGTATGTTATATGGTGAAGATTCTAAAATTTGTAAAACAGAAAAGTCTAATTGTAGAAGTTGTAAAAAATAAAAAAGGGAACCTAATTGGTTCCCTTTTTCTTTTTACTATTAAGATATATATTATCTTAATTCTTTTAAGTCAAATGTTCTAACACCATCAACTGTAATCTTACCGTAGAAACGGTTGTTCACCATCTTCTTAGCGTATCTAGTCATGATACCCTTAATTGGTGTAAAGTTGAATGGGTTATACATTGTAGGTGTTAACTGAAGCGGTACATACGGTGCATATACATATCCAGTATCAAGTAATGATGAACCTTTGTGTCCCAACAATACTGTGTTTGGTGGGAAGTAAGGGTCACGGTAAACTTGATATCTACCTGACAATGTTCCAACTCTTTCAATACCCATGTTATACTGGTCCTGGTCAGGAGCCGCGTTTGAAACGTGGAAGTACTCAAGGTCGTCAAAAATAGCAGAAATTTCAGAAGAAACAACAACCCAATTTGCACCACCTCTTAAAGTTGACTTATGGATTTGAGCTGAAATCTGATTGATTGCTGTAATCAATGTTTGATTCCAATCCTTTTGGTTATAGTTTACAGAACCGTTAGAAATTCTTCTCCAACCGTTGTAATCCCATCTTAAGCTCCACGCCGCACCTTTTCTTAAGTCTCTTAAGATTTCACGGTCAATCTCAGCTGCAACTTGCTCTGACAACAGTGCTGTCAATTCAGCTTCAGCATCAATATTATGGAATGCAGATACGTCTTGTGCGAGTTCTGGTGACCATTGTGCTCTTAACTTTCTTTCTGTAACAGAAACAGTAACAGCGTCAAGGTCGAATGAAACCTCACCAATCTTATCTTCAAACTCAAGACTTTCATAAACTCTGTGATAAGACTCAAAAGTATCTCCTGATGCGATAGTAGTTCCGGTATAACCATCGATTGAACAGTTTGGACATCCTACAACAGGTGTTGAGAAGTCTAACTCTAAATAGATTTTACCTGTGACATCACAGATATCTTCGTATCTTCCACCAGGACCAGGATGAGAACCTGAATAGAAAGTAGTTTTTTGCTCACTACCATACTGTACAATACCTTTACCGTACTTTTGAGTAACTACTCTAAAGTTATAATACACATCGGGTGCAGCACTTTCATAAGTTTCTAATGAAGCTAAGAAATCTTCAGTATCCATTTCATTTCCATCGGGTCCGATTAATTTACCAGCTCCTGATGAACTAAATCCTGATAACATAAAGATTAATGACCTAACGTTACCATCTGCCGCTGGGTTACCAGGGCTACCTGCCGCAGCACCTAAAGCTAATCCCAAAGTAGTACCAACTAATTCACCGTTAGACCATACTGCAGGTACTAAGGTATTAGTTTGAGCACTCCACTGACCTTTTGAATAATCAAATAATCCTGCGGGGTCAGAGTTTGGTGTACTTCCTTCATAAAATCTGTCATAAAGGTTAGTTCCTGAATCGTATCCAGCCGATGGGTCTGACTCGTTATTACCAGGTGCTCCGAATGGTTGTCTGTGTGAACCAGCTCCTTGAGCACCTTCTTGGATTTTTGGTACAAAGTAAAATAACTTACCGATAGGTAAATTCATCGCTTGAACAGAAACGATATCGTTAGCCAATAACTTAGAGAATACTCTTCTGATGATTGGAAAAACAACAGTTTCAAATGAACCTGAACTGTCTGAAGATGATGCTTCGTTTATCAAATGTGACGCTTGGTTTTCATACAATTGCGCCATGTTTTCTTTAATGTGTCCTTTAAGACCGTCGAGGAACCCTAATTTGTCCCACTTATTGATTGTGTCCTCCTTGATAACTTTTAAGTGCTTAAGACCAATGTTACCAACTAGACCTGATTCTAATAATGCTCCCATTTTAATATTTTTTTTTGGAATTTTTATTTTTATTATAATTTACCCATTAAATCTTTCATTCTTAAGAACTGTGGATTTTCATAGGTTTTGCTCTCGATTAAGTTATTCGCAGAACCATTAGATGGTGATTTTTGAACTTTAGATTGTACTGATTCAGTAACAACCGACTGTGCTTTTCCACCTAAGTCTTCTTTGAGTGACTTATAAAGAGACTTTGACTCTTTAATAGTTTCGACACCATCGAAACGTCTTAGTATATTTATTTTTTCTTTCTTTGTCGTAGTGTGTTCAGTGAACAAACGAGTAGCGTAAGCTAAGTTAGAATTGAAAACTGCAACCTCGTTAAGTTTTTCTTTAAAGATGTTAAGTGCCTTACGGTACTCTTCATTCTTTTCTCTTAACTGTGTAATTTCTTTATTAACTGACTCGTTTCTTTGTGCGGGTCTCTTAAGAGATTTAGGAAAGTTAGCAGGTTTTTTATTAGTCATTCTACCGTTAACATTAGAACGAGCTGAACCTTCGTTAGCTTCGTAATCTCTGTGGGACCTAGACTCATCGCCTTTGTTTCCACCATACTTACCTTCGTTAGCTTCGTAATCTCTGTGGGACCTAGACTCATCGCCTTTGTTTCCACCATACTTACCTTCGTTAGCTTCGTAATCTCTGTGGGACCTAGACTCATCGCCTTTGTTTCCACCATACTTACCTTCGTTAGCTTCGTAATCTCTGTGGGACCTAGACTCATCGCCTTTGTTTCCACCATACTTACCTTCGTAATTTTCCTCTTTGTGATGTTCTTCAGAATCATAGTGTGCGTCTTTTTTCAACTTCTCAATTTGTGAGTAGTCGTCCTCAGCCGAGTCACCATAATAGTTTCCGTCATCTTCTCCGATTTCTAATTCGACATCTTCTTCACCAATCTCAATTTCATACACGACTTCCTCCTCTTCCATTTCTGCAAGAGCTTCTTCTTTATCTTCAGATTCTAAACGAATCTCATATTCTACATCTGCTTCATCATCTTTTAAATTAATACCCTCTTCGTCTTGTGTGACAATGACACCGTCATCTTCACCCATAGCCTTAAAGACCTTTAAAATTTCGTCATCGGAAGCACCTGTTAAATCAAGTGGTAATAGAACTTCTTCTTCATCATCGACTTCTAAATCATCACCAGGTAAATCAGTCATTAACATTTCCTCATCACCTAAGTCTAACTCTTCGTCGTTATCAGAGTCCATTTCAATATCTCCAAGAACTAAATCTTCAAGACCTTCAATATCATCCTCTCCATCATCATCCACATCAATGTCTAAATCAAGAACTTCTTCTTGTTCTGACATTTCTGTTTCAGAATTTTTAACCTCTTCTTCTTCGAGAGATTCTTTTACTAATTCACTGATTTCTTCCTTCATAGTAGAAGCAAGTATTCCTTTTGCATTTTCTGTAATGGCTTCTTGTAGATTTTCCATCTGCAATAAAGCTTCCTCAACTAGTGTTTTTTTGTCTGCCATTTTATTTTTTTTGCAAAAAAGTTTATTATAGTTTACATATAAATATGCCAATTACTAAAAAAGTGTAATTTTAATAACTAATAGCAAAAAAAAATCGGGATTTTAGTCCCGATTTTAATTTTTAAAATATTATGTTAAAGTATATTATTCGTATACCTCATCAATTTTACTCTCTACACACGCTGTAATTCTCCAGTCATAAACAAAATCTTTAAAATGTTTAGTGACCTTAGCCTCAACATCAGTTACATTATAACCTTTAACTAATTTTTCTTCTCTGATTTTTTTTACCTTACCTGAATTTTCATCAGGAAGGTCATACTGTACTTTAGCAACAAAATATTTTTCGTCCATTTTTATTTTTTTAATAATGTTTAATAACCTAAATAATCGGATAACTTTTTCATTAAGTCAACACTTTTACCTAAACTACCATCTATATTCTGTTCAGTAGCTCTATTCTGTGTCTCCTCTTCAATATTTTCTTCATACTTACCTTTATCGTCTTTATTTAAAAATAAATAAGCTCCGGGTGTTGAAGGTGACGAGACCAAATCAAAACATATTAATTCAAAATCCTCTTGAACTTCATTTCTTTCTCCTTTCTTTACTAGTGAACCTACTCCACGAGAAGATACTCCCATAGTAACCCCTTGTCTCATTAAGTTGGCCGCTTGGTCTCCGGGACAAGATACGACACCTCTTTCATGAAATCCTGGTGAGGTTAGTAATTTAATCTTACCCATAAGAGTGTTACCTTCCCACCACACATCTGTTATAAGATGAGAAACACGGTCTAAATCAATTAAAGACGATTCAGGGTGATTAAGTTCAGATATTGATAATCCCTTTTCAATTGCCTTTTTATAATTATCGGCTTCACGTCTTAATATTTTTTCAGGATATACTCTACCATTTCTATTTGGTGTATCAAATTTCTGTAAAGTCGCATAAAACTCAAAGGGTTTAGAGTGTTCTAGTTGTCCGTAAGATTCTTTAATTACTTTAGAGTTCCTACCATCCTTAGGGTTTATTGACCCAGCATCCCACTCAACTAAAATACCTTTACCTGTATCGTTTGGTCCTAATATTTTCATACTTTTTTTATTATAAATATGTTAGACCAACTCTTTTGTCGATTTACTCTTATGTACTTTGAAATAATTTATCCCTTTTATGTTGTCTTTGTATACCGCTCTAAGTATATCTTTTATTTTTTCCCTCAAGATTAAGGATTTAAAATCTGTAGACTCTTTAACAAATAAGGTTATTTCTAAGTTCATAAAACTTCTTTTACCTTTTTGAATTCCACTACTTCTTAAGTCTAAATCCACTATATTAAATTTCTCAAATACTAAAGGGTCACAAATCTCATGTAATGTCTGTTTTATAGTTTTTTCTAAATAACTTGTCGCTCTATCCCAGTTATCAAATTCTTTTATGGGTTCTACCCATGTCTGTAATACAATATACAGTGATTTTAAATTTTTTGCATCTACCGTCCCATAATAACATTTTATATCGCTAAATAATTTTAGCTGTGATGTTTTTCCTTTTTTCATATTTTAGCATAACTTTAAAAGTTTATTTATTTAAATAAAATATAGTTTAATAATGGTAATATGTCAAAAACATATATTTATATTACATAAAACCGTATAATGTTAATAATAGAGGTAAAAAATAAGAATATTGAATCAGCTTTGAAGAACTATAAATATAAAGTTTATAGAACTAAGCAGATGCAGAAAATCAATGAAAATAAAGAGTATACGAAACCTTCGGTTGAAAGAAGGGAGGAGCGCAAAAAAGCTATCTACGTAAATAAAAAAAGAAACGACCTTTAACTGTTAGAGTACCACTGGTCGAAAATATCCAAATTCTTTCTTATCTCAGCGTCACTAACAGTAGTATTGGACCATTTAAGATATTTTCTGTCTGACATTATTCTTCGACCCCTCTACTCCTTGAAAATTTTTCAAGTGTGGTGAATCCTAGTCCGGCTCCAACAATATACATCATACCATCCCAAACATATTTTTGTAGAGGTATTTCCATAAAGATGTTGGATATAAATGCAACACACATCATGAAAAATGCTATTATAGTAACAAATCTTTTTGATGATTTTTGACCATCGACGTCACCTAATAATGATGTGAAAAATTTTCTCATGAAATAAGTCCACTTTCTAATTGTCTTAATTTATATAAAGACGTTAAACTATTTTCCGACTCATTAATTTTATTAATAGTCTTTTGTAATTTTTCTTTTAATTCGGTATCGGTAGATTCGTTTAGATTATTGTTTAACTTTTCTATTACTGAGTCTTTTGTGTTGGATATTTCCTCTTTTAATGATTTACCGTCTAAAGAAATAAAATACTTTAACTCATTCTTATCCGACTCATTTAATGTGACATACTCATCATTAAATGTTTTAGTTGCAACTTTTAACATAGTTGATAGAGGTAGATTAACTGATGTACTTTCTTTAACTACTATTGTTTTTAATAAATTGTTTTTAATCTTTAATTTAGACTCTAAAAGAGACTCTAAGTTCTTCACAACGTTTTTAGTGTAGATTTGATAATCAATATCGGCATATCTATTATCCACATTTTCTTTTAGTAACCCGTCAATCCATTCACCTAAAGAGTTAATTTTAGTTTGATTATTATTAATTAAATCTCTTAATTGTTCAAATGATTCTGATATGTAATCATCAACTATACTTTCATTTAATCCCTTTTGTGACGATAACTCATCGTATATATAATAAGCCTCAGAAATAGATTTATCACCTATAACGTAATGTTTAAATTCTTTTAAACCTTTTTTAAAAATATCTTTTTTGTAATTTTTTTCAAAAAAAGTTTCGATTTTAGTTTTTATTACTCCAAATGAATTCATGGTATTTTATTTTATAAATATCAATCATTTAGTAATTCGTTCAATTTATCTTCAATTTCACCTAACGACTGTCTTCCTTTAGATAAGTCTAATATAGTTTTTCCATTAATAAAATCATCTTCTAATAATATATCTAAATCTTTATTACTAATAAATCTTTCAGGTGTTAAATCTCCCCCACCTTCGTCACCACCTGCGTCACCACCTGCGTCACCACCTAAATCACCACCTAAATCACCACCTAAATCACCACCTAAATCACCTCCTAAATCACCTCCTAAATCACCTCCTAAATCACCAGTCGACATTCCTCCCATATCACCTACTTCGGAGTCTGTTGTTTCGTCACCCATAGCATCACCACCTTCACCAGGTTTATTACCGTATAACTTATCTATATTAGCAAATATACCCGTTTTACTTATTACTTCAGATGTCTTTTCTAATTCAGCGGCAACTGCTTTTTCCATTCTTTGTTGTTGAATATCCAACTTAATTTCATCATCACTAAATCCGAGAATGTGTTTCTTAGCCCAAGATGATGAAACAGGTAGAATACCATTACCTGGGTCACTAACAGCATCCCTATAAAGTTGTATTTTCTGTGTCCATTGTTCCATTTTTAATAATTCTGCTTGTGCAGATGGATTAGTTAACCCTAAAGTAAAGTTACCTAATTCGTCTTCAAAACCTAAAAGGTATAAATGAACTATAGCTATTTTATTAAGTTCTTGAACCATAGATTTTTGTATTCTATTTATAGTTCTAGCGAACCTAATATCTTGTAAAGATAGACTTTTACCGTCTCCAACAACCTCTTCAAAACCTAAGAAAGCTTTAGGTACCCTCAAAGAAGTTAATAACTTTTTTTGTATGTACTCAATATCCGCAATTTCAGATAGGTTCTGAGCCCCTGGTAATGTATCTATAGGGTTAGGAGCATTAGGGTCCCTAACAGGAATAAAGTAATCTTGGTCAACAGCCATTTGATTATATCTTAAGTCCACATTTCCATTGTTGGAGTCAACTACTTGGTCTCTTTTGAACTTATTAGCGACTCGTTGTACATAAGGTTCAACATCCTTATCATCCATGTTACCTACAAATATTTTAAATACCCTTCTTTCTGGTGCTCTAGAAGTCCTATAGATTAACATAGCATCTTCTGATAAGATTAATTGTTTCCATATACGTCTACCTTTTTCTAACATAGATGTACCGTATGGTAGTTTTCTATCATCACCTAATAATCTAAAGTGAGCGACTTCCCAAGTATTGAAAGTTATATCTTTATTCTGCCACAAAAATTTTAATGAATCATTTTCACTTTCCGTTGAGTTTCTTTCAGGTTTAATTTTCATACCTCTCTCCTGTCTAGTAATCTCAATATTAGGTAACTGTTGAGCCCCCATAATACCTTTTTCAGGGTCTAATTTTAAATACACAAAATTATCACCGTACTTACATGTATTACGTGTCCACATAGGTAAGTTAGTATTAATATCTAATCTATTATTAAATAAATCCGCTAAAACTGATTTTATTCTTTTACTTTCAGAGTAAATTTGTAATATATATCCGTCTTCATCGGGTGTAGTAGACTCTTCAGAATAAATGTCTAAAGCTGCTGAAATTTCAGGAGTATACTCCATACTCTCATAGTCGTAAAAAGATGCTAAACGTGTGGGTTCATAATAAACCGCTTGGGTATATAAATTGTTTTCGATTTTTTGCCATTGCTGACCTAAATATAGTGTTTGTTGAGCTTGTAATTTCTCTCTTTCATATTCTTTTTTGTCGGTAGTTTTTAATATTTGTTTTTTATCAAAATTATAAACCGGGGCTTGTTGGTCTAAGGTAGAATCAGGTCCAAATACCTTAGTCAACCTTTGCCATATAGTAAAATTGTTATTATCAGCCATCTTTTTTTAAATAAATATAAACTTTACTTAATTTAATTAAAGGTTATCTACGATTACCTCCAAATAACCAACCGTAATCCTCATAATCTTTTTTAGTGTAACCATCAATTCGTCTATGGTGATTGTATTGATTAGCGGGCATTACAGGTAAACCTGGATTAAACTCTTTAGATGAATTTTTTACCGGAGTTTCATTAACTAACCAACTTTCCATCATAGCCTTTGTTTGGTCGGTCACCTTTTCAAGTTTCGTGAAAGAATTTTCACCTACATATATTGCCATTGCCATGGCCATGATAAGGTCGTCGTGTTGACCCTTAATATGGTCAGGCCTTCCATTTACATAGACAAAAGTATTTAGCTCGTTCATAAGACGTGTCGAACGAACAATAAAGTTATGTCTTAAAGCCTCCTCAAAAGAAGCCACAATTTGAACTCTTTTTGAGTTAAAGTTTAATCCCGGTATTTTCTCTATAGTTGATGGGTTGTACTTCCACTTATCAGCAACATTAGTACCTTCAACATATAAATCTTTATAGTTCATTTCTTGCAATTTTCTTGCGGTAGAAACCCCCATACCTCCAGTGATATCAATAACGACAAAGGCAGAATACATTGTCGCCCACTTAAATGCGACTTCAGCAGCGACATCAGGAGGTATTTTACCTAAATACTCTAAAACTTGTTCTCTCTCATCAAAATCTATAATACAAAAGGTTGTAAAGTCTTCACTATCACCACGAGATACATCAATACCCATAATATATTTGTGACCGACAACAGGTTCTTTCCACTGCCATAACGCACCACCCATAAATTTATTTTCTGGTTCCACAATAAAATTCTCCTTTATTTTTTCCACAGTATCACTAGGTATTACATTATCACCTGAACCCAAGAAATTACACTCTAATTCCTGAGCAATTTTACGTCTATCAAACTTAAGCTTTTTAGCCATACCTTCGAACCACGTAGAGTATGGCTTATATCCCTCAAGAAACTTAGATTTAATCTCTTCAAAATTTCTTTCCATAGGTGATATGTGACCATACTCTATAATAATCTCGTCATCATTGTAATCCTCCCTATTTAACATATAATGAACAATATCATTACATTTAATAAGTTTTAAATCTTTAGCGTACCGAGGGTCACGGTACCAAAACATTTCAGTAATTTTAAAGTCATTCATACCCCTTAAACACTGGTCGTAAATAGAGTAATATATTGGGTCAAATCCATTAGGGGTAGATATTACAATTACTTTACCTCCTGTAGATAGGGACGCCATACACGCAGACCAAAAGTCATTATCGGCTTCAATAAATGCCGCTTCGTCAAACACAAGAATGGTAGGGGTATATCCACGAAGTGCGTCTTTCGATGTTGCAACTGACTTTACTTCACACCCATTAGTTAATTTATAATGTCTTTGAGAGTTCTTTTCAATGGAGAAATCTACCCCAAACCATGAGGGCCATTGGTCCATGAAAGCTCTGATTTTACTTGCCATCTCAACAGATGTATCAAGTTTATTGGCTATGATAAGGATTTTTTCTGGTTTAGTTTTAGAAGCTGTAACTAATTTTTTAGATATCCATGCAGATGTTACAGTAGACACTCCAGCTTGTCTATATTTAAGGGCTATGTTTTCTTCAAAAGTATCATAATCATTTATTAGATATTCTTGGTCGGGAAATAATTTTAAAGGAACATATTTAGACTGAGTATTATCATAAGTCTGTAGATATGTTTTTAACGCATACGAGGTGTCTTTTACACACCTCGCATACTCCAATAATACCTTTTCTTTTGTTAACGCCATATAGACATTTTAAATAACTTTTATGTTAAGGAAATACCTAGGTCACCCAATAGGTCAGAAAGTCCATCATCGCTGTCATCATCATCATCAGTATACTGTGACATTGCGTCTTCATATTCATACCCCTTAAGTTCTTCAATAATTTCATTAACCATTTTTGAAACAATTTGTTTTCCTTCGTCTGAACCTGAAATAATTAAACGAGCTACTTCAAAAAACTCGTCTGTAGATAATGCGGAAAAACGAGAAAATAAATAATTTTGTATTTCTCTCATATCATCTTCATATATTTTATCAGGATACGAAGATTTAAATTTGTCCCAAATAACTGGACCTAATCTTAAATCCCATATTTCATATGGGAGTGTATCTGTTTGACCCATAACCATATCAGCGGCCTTAGGGTCGTCTGGTAACCCTGACGTACCTAATACCTCATAAACCCCTTTAATTAGTTCATGAACTAAAACAGGAAAGAATAGACCTTTAGCCTTAATAGTAGGTGGGTCTGTCGTATCATCAACTTCTTCAGAACCCTGTACTCCCTCACCACTTTCGGCTGCGGACATAATCATTTGGTCTGGCATTATCCAATAAAGTAAATCGTTAATAGACATTAGGACCCCATAAAGATTTAATAGTCTAGGGTTAATATTATTTAATTGTTCCTCAACAAGATGGAACATGTAATGACCTTTTTTTGAGGCTCCCTGTATTAATGAATTAATAAACCTTCTTTTAGATTTCTCTAAATCAAATTTTTCAAAAGCCACCATAAAGTTTTCTAAATCGTCTTCCGCCTCATCTGAACTAACTCCAAATTGTTGCTGAACTTCCTCATCATCAATCTCTTCTGGTTCAGAAATCATATTAGACGTATCTATTTGACCTGGCATTGATTGTAACTCTACGTCATATTGAAATGCATCATCAGGTAGTGATAATTCTTGTTTAACTAAGTCTACTGCTAATTGTTCTAAATAACCCTCATTATTTGATTCTATAGATTTCACTTCCTGTACTGCCTGCATTAACATCATTTGTAATTGCATAAATGCATTTTGTCCTGACACTTCTTCCATACCAGTGTAGTTTTTTACTCTATCAACCACTTCTTTAAATCTCGTAGAAGCTATTAATTCAGCAAAAGAATTATCAAACTCATCGTTCTCTTTACCTGGTAGGGCGGGATTATCAGAAATAGGGGTTTCACCACTAGAGATTTTCCTCTCGATTTCTCTATCCATTCTTTCAGGACCATCGTATTCGATTTGTTCTTTTACGGCCTTTCGTATTTTGTTAGTTAAATCACTCATCTCTAAATTTTATATTTAGGTTATTAAATTTTAAGAACTCAGGCACTCCTTTATCTTCACCCGCTTTAGGTTTTGGACTATGTTTTGGTTTGTAAGGATTACCCCTTTCAGGTTTAACACCTGGTTTAACCGTTGGCTCTGCCGGTTTTATTTCAGTACCCGCTTTAGGTTTTGGACTATGTTTTGGTTTGTACGGTGTACCTCTTTTAGGTTTTACCCCTGGCTTAACAGTAGGCTCTGCGGGTGCAATTTTAGGTTGTTCCGACAAAATATCTTTTTTAGTTAACATTTTACCTTGTGATTTCTTAATCAAAGATACAATACTTTCTTCAAGATGACTAATTTTTTCTTCCTTACTTTCTTTTTTAACGCAATTTGGAACTTTTTTACCAAACATAGTCTTCATACCTTTCTTCTCATAACCTTTCCAACACTTCGTACCTTTACTTGTCTCTTCAAACATACCTAAAGTTGTTAAAGTACCGATAGGTTTTTTCATTTTTTTCTTTGGGCTACCGAATAAATCTTCTATAACTGCATCCTCATCAATATACCCCATTCCGTCACTATTCGGACTAGGATTATTACCTGCCGGACCTTCAGTATTACCAGGACTATTACCGGCGTAAGGATTATATCCACTTTCCTTCTCTACTGAGTTATCTAAATCTTCATCCTCAGATATTTCACTTTCATTCTTCATTGTTAATGCAACGTCTCCTTGGTCGGTTGCGGTTATCTGATTATTCTCACCGCTATTAGCGTCTTTATCAAACTCTTTTCTATCTGTTTCATTATCTAAATCAAAAACTTTTGTTTTTGTATTATAACTTTCAGCCTCTTTAATTAATCTATCATATAGTAAATCAATGTGAGTGTTAGACATTTTCTTAATAGTATCATAAGAAAAACCCTCCTCTAATAATGATACTATTTTTTTTTCTTTATTCTTCATGTGTCATAAAACTTTTTTCATAAGAAAGAACAATATCTCTTTCATATAATTTATCTTCTACGGATTTTACTGTATCTCCGTATCTAAAGACTAATCTTTTATACTTACTATCGACTACAAACTCAGAATCAGATTTTTCCCATCCTAAAGATATAACATCCTCAACTGCGTCATAAACAGAAAAAAAGTCAGAGTTTTGAACTAACTCTAATTCAATATCTGAGTTTCTCAAAACACCAACTTTTTTAATATATTCAACATTAGGTGGTAATGGTTTACCTGAAGCCGGTTCAGAATCCCAATCCTCACCCCATACTTCTTCTACGTCAGAGAATATAAACTCATAGATATTGTCCCCTTTATAATTGGGACCCAATTCGTTGACGTAGATTAACCTCATAGTAATTCTCCATTAGGTGATACTTTCAATTGTTTACCATCTACTTCAAATACCAAGTTGTTCTTGTTTGTTTTACCTAAGAACTTAGAACCCTTGTTTTCCTTCATGATAAACTCTGAGGTTAATTCTTGCTCTAAAGTCTCTGACATTTCTTTAACTTCAGACTTAACTTTAACCTTGTTTACTTTTTCTGTGATAAATCTCATTACGTTCTTATCTTCAGTTTCCTTTTTTTCTTCTTCAGAAATTACGAAATACTTTGATAAAACCTTATCTACTTTAGATTCTGTGAATACTTCATCTACAACTTCTTCGATTCCGTATCCTTCACCTAATTCCTCATCACCTACAGGTTCTTCTTCCACACTCATATCCAAGTCTAAGTCCAACTCATCTTCACCACCGGCTTCAATATCAAGTTCTCCCTCAACACCATAGTCGATTTCTTCATCTTCAAAGTTACTTAAAATATCTTCTAAGTCTTCTTCTGATAAGTTTTCTAAATTCACGGCAGATATAATTGAATTTAAAACGTACTTAATATCTTCAGAAGAAAGTCCTTCTTGAGAATCTAATGTTCTTAACTTTTGACCTAGTTTACCCGTTAATTTTTGGATTAATTTAAATGATATTTCGTCTTCCTCTGATTCAATGTCAGTTTCAGGTACATCCATATCTAAGTCTAATTCTTCTTCACCTTCAGGTGTTTCTAAATCCATGTCTAAATCTAATTCTTCTTCTTCACCTCCTAAACTCCCTAAATCTAAATCACCACCCATATCGCTCATCGAAGCTTCAGGTGATGGTTCTGGTTCAGGTGTTGGAGTCTTAAGTACAAACTTTTTTTGTTCACCTATTAAGTCAACATTTTCACTATGTTCATGAATCCTATTCAATTCGCCAGCCATTAGATTTATTTTTTTCATGGCTTGTGAATAAGAGCGATAATATTTCCTATTCTTCATAGGATTAATATATTCTAATTCACTTTCGTTAATTCCTCTTTTAACTATGTAACCACTTTTTTCGTGTACAATACCGTAAACGTTACCATCTGCGAGTTGTATAGTGTAATCGGATTTATTTTCATTCAAATTTTGAGTGGTCTCGTTATACCGAGCAATTTCTAGGATACGTCTAATTTTACTGTCTCCTTGTAATTTTTCACTTCCTATTGGGTTTAAATCTGCCATTTTTAATTTTTTTTTAAGAGAAAACACCATTACCACCTAACTGTACTAAATTACACTGAATTGATTCTGTTATTGTGTATGCTGATAGTTCGTCGTTATATTCTACAGTATTCATACTAGGATGAACCGTAGGTGTTCCACCAGTATATAAGTTATATGTCGAATCTGCGCTATATGTACATCCCGTGATTGCCATGTTTATATTTTTTTAATAAATATACCGTAAATACATAATTTTCTATTTTATTTAACTATCTGATAAATTTTCTTTGATTGAGAGTGTTTTATCAATCAATTCATTTTTATTATCGAACAGTTTTTGTATATATCCGTTTCTACGTAAAAATTTAAAAACTAAGTTTTCATAAGAGTATTCTCCTCCTTTTTCTAACCCACCACTTCTAAATTTTTTTATTTTGTCTTTAACCGAATCTAATTTTAATAAGGCTGAATCTAAATCGATTTCTTCTTCTACATCTTCTATCGTATTATCAATAATATCCATCCAATTTTGAGATTTAGATTCTATCTTTTTCGTATCTATTATTACTTCTTCCGGTTTTGGTTGTTTCATCCATTCATTATAAAGAACTGAATAAACACCTGTCGACATATGAGGTTCATTCATATCTTGAACATATAACTCAACTTCATATCCTTTAACAGTAATATCATGTTGTGAATTAAAAACCGTTCTCTTTAAGTTAAATAAATCTTTAAATATTTCTTCTTGTTCTCCTGACTCTTTAAAATCATATATTATATGTAAGTCAATATCTGAATAGTCAGACCAGTTAAAATTAGCTAATGAACCTGTCATAGTAATATCTTGAACAAAAATATCAAATCCCAAAAAATCAATAAACTCGTTTGCAATATCTAAAAGACCATCTCTTATTTCAGGTTTCATTTTAGACTCTTCAACATTGTCGTAGTTATCCCATATTTCAGGATTAAGAGTATCCTTAACCAAAAAACTACTAATTATTTTATCCATCTTTATCTATTTTTTTATAATCAAACTTTTTACCTATTTCTTTATTAAAAAAACTTCCTTGTGATTCTGCCATTCTAAACTTAGTAAAGATAGAGTGAGGCACTTCACTATATTCATATTGTATCTCACCTTTAAACGTCACTAAAAGTTTTTGTGTCGACGTATCATACTCCACAATCTTGACTGTTGAAGAGTCAATCTCACAGATTATCTTCTTACCTAATATTCTTTCTGTTTTAATCGACATTACTATTGGATATTAATATATAAGAAATAAAATCGTTGTCTTCTCCCATTGTGAGCCTTTGAACCTTGTTTAAAAATCCACTAACCTTAAAGTCCTCATTACTTATTCTTAAATCTTCCGCCGCCGCTATTTCAGCATTATTCCTTGCCTTTTTCTTTGCAATTTCACGGTCCGTTGAGTCTGCAACACCAAAATATAAAGTTTCACCATTAACGTCTATTTTACCTTCTGATTTATTCGTGTCTCGAACATCCTGAATAATTTCATCAATGGGTTTATTGTTATACTTTTTTACTTCTACTTCTACTTCTTCTTCATCACCGTCAAGTTTATCTTTGATATTATCGACAGTGTTTTTAATCGCCTCTTTACCTTTTTGGAAACCTTTCTTTATACCATCTCTTACACCTCTAAAAATTCCTTGTTCATCAAGCTCAGATTCGTTAATACCCATTAACTCACGATTACGTTTTACTTCATTCAATATATCCTTATTCATGACAATATTTTACTATAAATACTTCTATTAATAAAAAACCCCTCACTTTTGATGAGGGGGTTTTATTAAGAGTTAAGTTTTTTAAGTTTATCCCTATATTTTATCGAAGATTCAAAATCCTGAGATTTTATAGACTCATCTAATTTAGTTTTAATTTCCTCAATCTTTTCTTTATTCGACTCAATTTTTTTGATTTGGTCTCGTATTTTAGCGGCTGTCTCATAATCTTGTATTTCTACCGCATCTGATAATTGGGTTTTTAAAGTAAAAGTTTCATCTGTTTCTACAGTTGTTGGTTCATCCGTATATTGATATAACGTTGTGACTTGATATGTACCATCATCAGAAATAAATGTTTCTTTTTTCCATTTACCGTTTTTATCATCTCCGTGTTCTACATTTTTTTTACCTTTAATATATAAAGGGTTTGATTTATATGACCCAATCCCGTCAAAAAGAGAGTCAAAATCTGAAAATAAGTCATTAAAATTAAAATTTCTACGTAACATTTTGTTTTTTTATTATTAGTTTATTAAATTTACATTTTTATAGTTAATATCGTACCAACATATTAAATTAACTCTAAAACTGACATTATGTCAGGTAAAGTTTAAATGATATGTCACAATGTCAACACTTGATTTAATGGTATAATATATACTATATTTGTATAAAATTATTTAAGATTATGATAGAATCGGTAGACCCAAACGAAAAAGGAGGAGGAAAAAAGAAAAAAGAAGTTAGTAACTCCAGAACTCCTGTTCTAGATAATTTTTCTAGAGATTTAATTAAGTTAGCGTCGGAAGGTAAATTAGACCCTGTTGTAGGTCGAGAAGTAGAAATAACAAGGATTGCACAAATTCTTTCTAGAAGAAAGAAAAACAATCCTATTATTGTTGGTGAACCTGGATGTGGTAAAACTGCGATAGTGGAGGGTTTAGCTATGAGAATTTTTGAGGGAGATTGTCCTCAAAATCTGTGTGATAAAAGAATCGTATCTTTAGATATGACTTCTATAGTCGCGGGAACAAAATATAGGGGTCAGTTTGAAGAAAGAATGAAAGTTATTTTAGATGAACTCCATGATAACCATGATATTGTAGTGTTTATTGATGAGATTCATACTATTATAGGTGCGGGTAATTCCTCAGGTTCATTAGACGCTTCCAATATATTTAAACCGGCACTAGCGAGGGGTGAAATTCAATGTATCGGAGCAACAACTCTTGATGAATACCGTGAAAATATAGAGAAAGACGGGGCTTTGGAGAGACGTTTTCAAAAGGTGATGGTTGATGGGTCTACACCTGAAGAAACTATGGTTATCTTAGAGAACTTAAAGTCTAGATATGAAGACCATCATAAAGTATCGTATAGTTATGAATCATTAGAGGCTTGTGTTTCTTTATCAGGAAGATATGTTAATGATAGAGAATTCCCTGATAAAGCGATTGATGTTATGGATGAGGTTGGGGCTAAGGCACAAATCAATGTTAAATTTCCTGAAATTATAGAGAAACTTAGAGAGGATGCTTTTAATATAAAAGAAAAGAAAATACAAGTCGTAAAAAGTCAGAGATATGAGGAAGCGGCTCAATTAAGAGATGAAGAGAAAAAGATTCTTTCTCGTCTTGAGTTTGAAAAAGAAAAATTCGAAAGTGATAAGGATGAGAAAAGAAAAGAGATTACCGAAGAAATGGTTTATGAGGTAGTTTCTACTATGACTAAAATTCCATTGTCTAAATTAAATGCGGATGACAAAGAATCTTTATTAAAGTTAGAAAGCAATCTTAACAATTCTGTTATTGGACAAGAAGAGGCAGTCAAAACAATATCTAAGTCTATTAGAAGAAATAGGGTCGGTATTAAAGACCCTAATAGACCCATCGGTTCGTTTATCTTTTTAGGTTCTACAGGAATTGGTAAGACTCACTTAGCTAAACAATTAGCTAAAGAAATTTTCGGGGATGAGGAATCTTTGATTAGGGTAGATATGTCAGAATATCAAGAGAAGTACTCAATGAGTAGACTTATAGGTTCTCCTCCAGGGTATGTGGGATATGACCAAGGAGGTCAATTAACTGAAGCAGTTAAAAATAAACCATATTCTGTGGTACTATTTGATGAGATTGAAAAGGCGAATAAAGATATTTTTTCAATTCTACTTCAAATGATGGATGATGGTCATTTAACAGATTCGTTTGGTCGTAAGATTAATTTTAAAAATTGTCTTATTATAATGACCTCAAACTTAGGGGTTAAGAAATTACAAGATTTCGGTACCGGTGTTGGGTTTGACACTAAGACTCGTATGTCAAGTAACGAAGAAATGAAAAAGTCCTTACTACAAAAGGAACTTAAAAATCACTTTACCCCTGAGTTTTTGAATCGTGTAGATGAAGTTGTAGTTTTTAATCCCCTTAAGGAAAACGAGGTGGAAAAAATTGTTGAAATTGAACTATCAAAACTTAATCGTAGATTAGTTAAGTTGGGTTATAAGGTATCCATTGACAATAAGGTTAAAAAGTTTTTGTCTGAGGTTGGGTTTGATGAGAAGTATGGAGCAAGACCTATAAAACGGGCAATTCAAGAAAAAATCGAGGATTTAATTTCAGAAGAAGTATTAAGAGGTAATATCGTAGAAGGTAAACCCTGTAAACTTAAAATGAAAGGTAAAGAAGAGGTTGTACTAATAAAGGGGAGATAATTTCTCCCCTTTTGTTTGGTTTAAAGTAAATAATTTAGTATATTTGTATACAAATCAACCACAAATGAATAACGAACAACTTAATCGTCTCAAAGAAGTACTTTCAATCCCAACTAAAACCTATAAGGAAGATGGAATGGTAGACTATATTATTAATGTTCTTGAGACGATTGACGGTGTAACGTATTACAATGACCCAATGAATAACGTTTACGCCACTAAAGGTACATTACCTGATGGTGAGTTTTATCCGATGTTTGTTGCACATACTGATACGGTTCATGAACTGGTTGAAGACATTGTTGTTGAGGAGGAGAATCTCGAAAAACCACCCACTTTTGGTCGAACGTTTACTGAAGAACTAAACTTATCTCTAAAGGGATACACTCCACAAGGGAATCCAACGGGAATCGGTGGTGACGATAAATGTGGTGTTTTCTTGGCACTCGAACTCCTTCGCACTTTGTCACATGTAAAGGTCGGTCTTTTCGTATCTGAAGAGACCGGATGTCACGGCTCTAAGGAGTGTGATGTTGAGTTCCTCAAGGATGTGGGTTATGCGATTCAATTTGACGCACCTGGAAATCATTTGGTTACCGAAGTTTGTTCGGGAATTCGTTTATTTGAGAGTAATGGTGAGTTCATTAAACGCATTACCCCCATCTTTGAAAACTCTATGGGTGTATCTCCTTACCTTCAGTCACACCCATATACTGATGTCTCACAAATTAAACAAAAAGGTGATTTTTCTTGTATCAACTTTTCTTGTGGTTATTACAACATGCATTCAACATCTGAATTTGTAGTTGTAAAAGATGTTGAAGATGCCCTAAAACTCGCTATTGGTGTTGTAAATGAGCTTGGTTTGAATAAGTTTGGTTACACTTACATCAAACCTACATACGATTACTACGGTCAAGGTAGTTTATTCACTAGTTATGATATTGAGGATGATGATTACGATTATGAATCAGTAGAATGGGAAGAAAGTGATAATCATTACTTCAACATCTCAGATGATTCAATTGAAATTGAAAGTAAAATTAATGGAAATACTGTCACTTTAAATATGAAGGATATGGCAGATTTATATCTACTTATCCGTGAGCGTTTATTGGAAAACGAAGAGATTTAAAACGGGTCAAAAAGTGTGTAGTTGTTCAACAATTTAATTATTGTTGTCAACTTAGCACTACCTTTTTTTATTTCATTATCTTTATTAATTATTTCAAAATTAATTTTAGAGTTTTTTGGGTTAACCCCTGTAAATATTATAGAATCTTCACTTTCTGACGATTTAATTGCGTGAGGAGTATTAAGACCAAATTTATTATTTATATACTTTAATATTCTTCTATACTCATTAACGTCTGACACTACATTATCATCAGATTCGACATCCGATAAAACATTTTCCAACAGATTTGTCATATCACTGTTAAACGAGTCATTAAACACATCCAAATCCTGATATTCATTTACACTATCCATAAAGTATGTGTCTAAGTCAATATTTTGTTGGATTACGTTCTCCAACACTTGCTCTGTAGACAAGTCTTTATTGTAATCTAAATTATCCTCGTAGATATCAATAAGTTTATCAATACTGATTTTATATTGACCAAAACAACCTTCATCGTCAACCTTTGTTAATCCTATTTCATCATAAAGATTACATATTTCATCTTCAATATATTTTATTACACCTTGGTGTATAGACCTGTCCTCGGCTTCGGAATACAAATAACCAAAATCTTCATATAATTTTGGTAATTTATTTTCTATAAATTTCGATACTTTTACGTCCCAATCACCGTCAGGTTTAATTTCACTACCATCAAACGCCTCTAACAACTCAGGTTCTATTATCTCAACAATAGAACGTAATATATCTATATGTTCAGGTGTTAATACATAAAGTGGGTAACCTTCCATCATATCGTCATTAAATCTTGATGTCTCATAAAAAAAATCTCCATTAGGGTTTTCATATGACCATAGATAATAACCTATCGCATCTTCACCGACCTCATCCTCCATAAAGTCCAAATAATTCTTAAGTTCATTACTGAAATTAAAAATTGCGTTCTCACCATCAAACCTATCAAAGAAGTGAGATGTTAATGATTCATACATAGATGTCTTAGGGTTATTTTTTACTTTCTTTAGAGTTTCGTAGTCATCCCCACGTTCCGTCAGTTTATTAATCTCTTCCTTTATTGGTGCAAATCTTTCTAATAAAAAACTAAATTTTTCCCCGTGGTCCTGTTGATTGTATACCTCAGGTGTGCCGTTACCATGAGGTACAAGTAATGCCATTTTACCGTATGTTCTGTCTGAAGATTTTTTATCTATAATGTAATATAGTTTACCTCTTGATGTATATCTGTTAAAATAGTCGTCGTTATCAGTACTGGTGGTACACCATTTAGTACTTGCTCCGTAGTAACATGATGATTTATGTGATAATGGACGTATTATTAAAAATCTATCGTTTTCATAAACTCTATCTACTTCTTTTTTTACTTCTTTTTCAGTCCTTATCTCATCTAAATAATCTTCGTACTTATTAACAAAACGAAATAAATCGTGAATGGTATCAAACGAGGTAATGTCTTTTGGTTTTGACCTTATCTTTTTTTCTGTACTTTCACTACTAAAATTTCCTTCTATATTTAAGATATTAAACATATTATCAACCTTTTCAGGTGATAATCTTTCAACAATATCATGATACTTTTTAATATTGACCCATATAATACTTGCGACTGAAATTGGGTCCCCTCCTCCTACAACTGAAGAAGTGGGTTTATTAATTTCATCTATAAATTTTTTAACACCCCATTCAGAATACTTTTTAGTTAAGCTTGGGTCGTTATTTATAATTATTTCGGCATATTTTATCGCCTCGTCACCTAACGGTTCAAGTTGATTTCGGAACTTATCTATTATACGCTCCTTTTTACCTTCTAATAATAGAGTTATAAACTTCATTAGTCATATGCTGCACATCCTATACCACCACTGTCTTCAAAAAATCCGACACCACCACCGCTCTTAATAAAATTAAAAATCTTACGGTTTCTCCCTCCTGTTGGTTGTGTATCACTTGTTATTTTAATATCCCATTCACCAATTTTATCATCAGTACCAGGTTCACTCTTTTCTGTATCATAATCAAATTTAACAGCCAATTGTATTATACAATATTTATACTGTTCATATTCATTTGGTGAACTGTGTGGTTCTTGCCCATTAAATGTTCTGTCACCCTCTTGTTTAAATGAATTAGGGTCACCACCACCATCAGAAAATTGATTTGGACTTGGTGGATTTGGTCCTGATGAACCGTCACCATTTCTACCATTAGAATTTAAAGTGACATTTACTGTACTTATGTCGGGTACTAAAGAACTTAATTCATTAACTATGTAACTATATACACTTTCAGCTCTCTCTTGAGAAAGTTCTTTAAAATTCATTTGCTGAGCCTCTCCTGTATTTCTGTATCTTGACGCTGATGTCGCAATTACAAATGGGTAGTTTTCACCGTCTACTTTATTCGCCACTGAAACTTTAGCATCTGGAAATTGTTTTAGAAAATCGGTAATATCACCTTTAAATTTTTTAGTCCACTCAACGACGCCTTGACCCACTCTTGTTGAGTTGTTAGGGAATGGTTCACCTTCAGTTTTCTTGTCTATTGAGTGATTAACTTTAACCGCGGGTATTACAGTTTCATCTTTTTCTTCTTTTGATAACTTACCAGGTATTAGACGTATTGATTTAATATTTTTTCTACATTCACCTATATCAGGAGTACTTTCATCTTTCTTTTCAGGGTATTTTTTAGTACACCAATCGATAAAATATTGAATGAACCCTTCTTTATTTTCTTCTGTCATAGGAGGAACATCGGCACCTGATTGTCTTTTGTCTTTTCCTTTTACACCCTTACTACCAGTTTTACAAGCGTTAAGTGATGACTCATTAAAGTCCGGATTTAACGAATCTTCGCCGAGAGGGAATCCGAATTTTACTTGACCTAAACGGTCACCGTTTTGGTCTTCAATATTTCTTAACTCTTTTACAGAGTTACGATATTGGCTTTCATCTTTAAAATATGATTTAGGGATGTAATTGTAACTACTGTATAGATATTGTCCATCAACACCTCTTCTTGTTGTTGTTTTTTCCGGTAACTTTTCAGACTCTAATTCTGAAACAGGGAATCTATATTTGAAATAATATCTTGGTGAACAACTGAAATCATCACCAGCACTTTCCCAATAAATTTTACTCTTTTCATCTAATAATGAGACAAACACTCTTTCTATATTGTCAGTTTGTTCTAAAACTAACTCCAACCCCATAATTTGTCTCATGCGGTTAACTTCATTTATAATATTACGCTTCATTGTAATTTTTCTTTATAAATAGTTTGTATAAAGAAAAACTTTCACTATCTTTATGTTTATGAAGAATCTATTACCCCTCCTTTTTTGTTTGATTTCATTAACGACCACATCTCAAATTACATGGGAAGGTGCTAAATGTTATTATATTGATGATAAGGGTAATGAGGTTGAAGTTTCATGTGAAGGATATATCCCAACACCAGTACCTCAGGTAAATATTGATTCTCTTTGTTGGGAAATGGAAAAACGTTTTGTAAATACATTAAACGAATGGAGAGTAAATCATGGATTGAATGGATTAGAATACGATGATGACATGGAATCTCTACTGACTGTGCCTTGGAATGAAAATCAGGTAAAAACAGGTAAAGTTGGTCATGGTGAAGGGTATAACAGTTTCACAAATCGGATTGATTGGGCGGGTTTTGATACTTGTGGTGAATGTTGTGGGTCTAATCATAGGTCGGATGTTAATAATGTTTCTCAGTTTTTTTTACAGTATCAAAAAAGTCCCCCACACTGGAAAATTTTAACAAATAGTAAGTATAACTATATTTCTGTATCAGTTCTTTATGACCGAGAAACAAATACTTATTATTCTGTAGTAAATGTTCGAAAGTGATTTGATTGTTTAAGATTTATATTTATATTTGTAGTGTTCTTTGAAAATATGGGGGTGTTTTATGGATTTGACCGGTATGGTCAGGTGTAGAGTGCACGTAGTGAGAGGATACCTATCACTTTAATCTACGGTTTCAATTTGTAACAGGCGAAACTTTCGCAAAACTTCAGGCTGTCGGTTTACTCCGCACTGAAGAGGTTTACGCTGCCTAAGGCATCGTTTACCACGGGTCGGTCAGGACGTTAACCTTGGAACAGAAGTCCGTTGTAGTGGTGGAAAAATGACTGAACCCTAAATCGAGTCATACATCTATTGTCAGTGGAGGATGTTAAAATTCAACTGAATATTTCGGATTATTAAGAATTAATAATGAACTAAACGTGTAGGACTCTATATTTGAAATATTTGGGACCTGGGTTCGAGCCCCAGCACCTCCACAAATAAATCCCCTATTGTTTTGGCAGTAGGGGATTTTTGACTTATATTTGTATCACAATCACCACATAAACAATATTAATATGACTCAAGAACAAGTAATCGAAGAAGTGCAGAACTACAACGGAACCAACAATTTTATGAACTCACTCAAAAGAGGTCTTAATAAGTTTAACTCACTGACCGATAATCAAACCGCAGCAGCTATTCGTGTTATCGAGGGTGCTCGTCGTCATGAACAGGCTCAACAGCGTTTGAATATCACTTTGGTTGGTGATACCATCAAGATTGGTCGTAAGATTGCATTGGGTATTAAAGAAGAGTATGGTCTTGAGTTTCACCCCATCCTTATCGATGTAACTGCGGTTACGGGTATGACTGACCGAGCACTTCGGGTCAAAGGCAAGTTGACGAAAGAAAACGGAGGTGTATGTCGTTGTTGCGCTAAAACCCTTACTGATGATGTTTCTAAGTTGACAGGTATCGGTCCTGTGTGTTCTAAGTATGTTGGTGTTGCTCATCCTCGTAGCGCTTACGACACTGTCGCAATCGAGAATTATAAAAAGGATATGTCTCGAAAAATTGATGAGATTGGTGAGTTTGAGTTTTGGATTCCTAAAAGGGCGATTGTTAAGTGGAATGGTATGGGAGGAGTGATGGTGAAGATGTGAGAAGGGGGGGGGTAACACCCCCCTTTTTTGTTTTTTATATATTTGTAGATATTTATTACAATAAACTGTAAAAAAATATTTAATATGGGAACAGCAGAAATTAAAAGTCTTATTAGACACGGATTAACCGCAATTGGTACTTTGTTGGTACTAACAGGTTTGAACACATGGATACCTTTGGTAGACTTATTAACTGAGAATTTAGATTCAGTAATAAATGCTATCGAGGTTCTAATAGGTTTAGGAATAGCGGTCTTTGGATTCTTTAGGAACAAAGATAGATTCGAAATAGTTAAGGAGGCCGAGGCCAAATAATAAAAACCTTTAAAATTAAAACCCCCGAACAAATCGGGGGTTTTTTTTTGACTAATAAATTATTATATTTTATATTATAAAAAAAAACATAATGAGTAACGTACTTGTACTAAATTCTGATTTTTCACCATTAAATATCACAACTTTACATAGAGGGTTTATATTGGTGAACAAAGGTAAAGCAGAAATAGTAAAAAAGGGAGACCGTGATATCGTCACCACTATAGGTAAATTTGTTCGTCCCGTAATTATAAGGTTATTAAATTATATTAGATATCGAAGAACCTCATTAAAAGTTAATAGAAAAAGAATTTTTAAAAGAGATAAGTCTACCTGCCAATATTGCGGTTCAAAAAAAAATCTAACTATCGACCACATTATACCTCGTTCTCGTGGAGGTAAGAATACTTGGAAAAATTTGGTTACTTGTTGTTCTAGATGTAATGTTACAAAAGGTAATAAAACCCCTAACGAGTGGGGTGTTAAGTTAATAAATAGACCTCATGAACCCTCTGTATTTTCTTCCTTATTATACGAAGAAGCTGAGGTTATATGGGACGATTTTAGGAAAGGATTTTCTACTTATTGACCGTTATAAACTATTTATAGGTGTAGTTCTTCATAAACAAGTAAACCTATAAATTAATGAATTTTACTTTTTTTAATAAGGCACGCCGTGTGCTTTTAATACCTTTAATGCTCTTGTTTTCAGTAGTATTAAGGGCTCAATGTGACGTTTTTATAGAACAGGGTTCTGTAGTCGTCACTGATAATGGTAGTGGTGTCAAGTTTCAATTTGACGTTACAAACAATTCGGGTAGTGAATGGGAAGGGGACGTACTTAAGATGTATTGGTCACTTAATTCAAGTGCACCAATATGGACCATAGATTATACCTCAAACAACAATGTTGGACCCTTACCTCCTGGTCAGACTAGGACAATAACAACCCCTTGGTTCGACATTCCAAATCTCCCTTCATGGTTTCCTGAAGACCCAGGTCCTGGTGGAGTAAATGATTTATCGTGGGAAGAGTCTATGGAATGGGCGTATTATGGTTTATCTTTCCCTTTTGATGGGGCTTGGTCACAATTTAATCTTAGGTTAGGTAGTTGTGGGTTAGCTGATGGCGCTTGGGTATATAACTCAGACGGAACACCATACTACGGACCTTTTAATACTGATTGTCCTGATGTAAATAATGATGCGTTTTGTGATTGTGATGTTAATTTCCTTGGATTTGACCCTGAAACATATGACGTAAGTATTGAAGTAGTATCACATTGGAACTGTGGCACTTCTTTAAATACGGTGGGTCAGTCGGGACAAATGGATTATGTAAATATGGTTCAAATAGGTGCACACGTACCTGGTTGGGATTATGAATGGGGTTGTACCGCATCTGAATATCATTTAGGATGGACATTTGATAATCCTGTATCATTTGCTGAGTATTACGCGGGTGATACAATAAATTATAATATGTTTGCTGACGATACATTTTATGATGATTGTTTCCAAAGTATCTTAGAGTCTGATACATTAACTTCATGTTTGGAAGTTGTATTATGGCAAATAAACTATTCGGAAACTGCGATTATTGGTGAAATTGATGGTGGTTGGGCCCAGACGTGTGGATTATGTGCGGACCAAACACAGTTTTATCCTGACATATCAATGGAATTAAATTCTATTAATGTATGTGATGCACCACCCCCTATTTACCCTGGTTGTACTGACCCTTTAGCAGAAAACTTTAATGGTAATGCGGGGTATGATGACGGGACTTGTACTTTTGCACCTGTATACGGTTGTCAAGACCCTATCGCTTGTAATTATAATCAACAAGCAACCGAAAATGATGACTCATGTATATATTGTGATACTCCAGAGGGAGAAGAATTATGTAATGAATATCATGGCGATAGCACTTATTGGGAGTTTTATAGTAATCTATTCGACTGTGATGATGAAGTAATATATACTCCTGACGCAGGTGGATATGTTTCATTTGTAAATGCAGTGTGTGATGACGGGATAGTTTCTAACGAAATTAGTATAATAGTAGTTAACCCTGATACGGGTAATTTTAATTCAAATGACACATTATTTGTGTATTGTGTAGAAGTACCTGAATTAGGTCTTGATACTTGTTTAAATGGTAATTTAAACGGTACTGATTGGATTGAACCTGGTGGGGGTCAGTTAATATGGACTATTAATGTACCTGATTTTATAACTCAACTAACAATTAATGTATATGATGTTGAAGGTGAGATTGATGAATATTCATATAACAATACGTTCTTATACTTAAATAATATAAGTGACCCCGATGTATGTCTTGTTTTAGGATGTACAGACCCAATAGCGGAAAATTATAATCCGTTAGCAACTGAGGATGATGGAAGTTGTGAATATATGGTTGATTTATCATTAGATAGTATAACTATAAACGAATACTGTGACGGATTTACCCCATACTGGGTTCCTACGTTACATCTAAACAATCTAACCAATCCCGCGATAAATGAATACTGTATTAAAGTTCAAGTCTTAGGACAAACAAACGACACTATTTGTTTTAATGCGATGGGTACAACAATAAACTCATTCGGTGATATCTCTATTGAGTGGCCTAACCCCATATACTCATATGGTGTTGTTAGTGTACACGTTTTAGACGTAAATGGTGAGAGTCCTAACTCATGGGAAAATTTCGGAGAAGATGATAATATTAGTAATAATATACTTGTCCTTACAATCGGAGGTTCCGGAATTAATTGCAATGTTGCGGGATGTATCGACGATACTGCTAATAACTATAATCCTGACGCAAATGTGGATGATGGTAGTTGTACTTACGATATATTCGGATGTACCGATGAAAGCGCTAATAATTACAATCCCAATGCGAATTTAGACGATGGTACATGTACGTATGATATTTATGGTTGTACAGATGAAGAAGCAAATAACTACAACTCAACAGCTAACGTGGACGATGGGTCTTGTACTTATGACGTTTTCGGCTGTACAGACTCAACCGCAAATAATTATAACCTCTTAGCTACAGTCGATGACGGTTCTTGTGAATATGATGTATTTGGGTGTACTGATGAAAGTGCTAACAATTATAATTCACTTGCTAACGTGGATGATGGTAGTTGTACTTACGATATATTAGGGTGTACCGATTTAAACGCTAACAATTATAATATGTTCGCAAATGTAAATGATGGGTCATGTGAATATGACGTGTTTGGATGTACTAACATGGACGCATTAAATTATAATTTTGAAGCGACGATAGAAGATGGTACTTGTGTTTTTCCTAGTCCTTGTGATGAATTCGACGGTCAGGCATTTGCACCTAACGCATTTAGTCCTAATAATGACGGTTTAAACGATTCTTGGGGGGTAATAACCGACGAAGAGTGTTGGAACACATGGGAAGTATCTATTTTCAATAGATGGGGTCAAGTGGTCTTTAAAATCGATAACCCTAATGGAAGATGGGATGGAAGTTTTAATAATGGTGGGCATTACGTACAAGACGGAGTTTACGCTTACACAATTAGGGCAGTGGCATGGAATTTGGAGGTCTTGGATACGAGTGGTTATATAACCGTTCTCAGGTAAACAATCGATTAAATAAAAAAGTGACCTTCGGGTCACTTTTTTTTATATAAGAAAAAAGGACTGACACCGCCAGTCCTTTTCATAGATTTAATTTTACCCCCTTTTTTTAAAAGTTTATGAGAAGACCTTATCTCTAATGCCTCTCAATTTCGAGTCCATATTTGACTCAATGGAATCCAATAAAGATTCCAACGCCGTTGTAAACTTATCTTCAATATCTCTTTTAAATCTATCGTTATCAATTTGCTTCATCACAATTTCTTTTGTCGTATCTGTAAGTCCTTCTAAGTATTTTTCTTCAAATTCTCTTGTGAATACATCGGCGATACTTCTCGGTAAGAACTTCTTATCCGTAAATATTTTAGAAAATTCCTCTTCTTCAATTTCTGATATTGTCTGAGACAATACATCCTTTTCAAAACCATCAATATTAAGTTTACCCTCTAAAAAAAATAATAACTTATCTTTTAACGTGTCTATAACTTTAGAACCATCATCACCCATAATACCTTTAAGTGTCATAATTAAATCTTCATTAACTACGGATTCACTAATACCCATTTTTATCAAATGATTAACCTCTAAAAATAATTTATTAAAGAATTTGGTGGTATGAATTTTAGAATTAAAGTTAACAGACTCAGATATAATACCTAATCTTCCTTTAACAATTTTAGATTCAGTAAGACTATTAAGTTTTTTAGTTTCTAATTCTATTAGATTCTTTTTAACTATGTGTTTTAGACTCATTTTTCTTTGGGTTTCCACGCATTTATTGATTCTGTGAATTCCTTACTATTAACTCTCACTCTTTCATAAATATCTGAGTTTTCAGGTTTTTTAAGTTTAAAACCTTTTTTTTTTAAGTTTTCTAAAAATTCCTTCTGAGACTTCGTAAATTCGTTTGTAAGACCTTCCCCATTTAGTAATGACTGTAAACCTTTCTTTTCTTTACCCTTCATAACCTCTTCAAAAGGTTGTTCTTTTTTCATCGATTGATTATGTGTGTTGATATAACTATCTCTTTGTATTTCCTCTTTTTCTCCCCCTCCAAATTCAACTTCAGGTATCTTATCACCACCGACTATCTTAAAATCTCTATAATCAGGACCCTCATTATTAGTAATGGTAAAATATATTATACCACCGTCCAATAATTTACCTAATCCATTCATCTGAGAATTAAAAGGAAGTTCAATATTTGCATTATTATAGTAAGAACCCAATCTAACGACAGGTTCTCCCGTTTTTTTATCTTCACCTTTAGCGACTACTACTGACCTAATAAATGCAATATCTTCAGGATATTTTTTCATTAAATCCATAAATTCTTTATTTATTTCTTCACGGTCTTTATCTGTAAAAACTACTTTTTGTTTTCCTTTGTCATTTGCAGTATAAAAATTAAATTCTTTTAACTTTTCATCTATTTTTTCTGGTATTGAATTTTCCATTTCATTTTCTTTTAATACGTCTTTTAACCCTTCATTAACTTTATTTGTACACCAATTAGAATCTGAAAATTCTTGCCATGAACCACTACTCGGCGGGTCTATAAAACCCCATTTTCCACCTCTTTCTTCTATCGGTAACGGTATATTTTTTCTACCTGTTTGTGAATCAGCAAAAAAGACAATTCTCTCATCTTCGTATTGACTGTTTGGTTCTCTTTGAACGAATATTAAAGGCCAAACTCTTCCACAAGGTATACCTTTCAAGTAATCGACCACATCTCTAAATTGTTGATTTACAGTTGAGCTTACACCGCTTTTACCTAAATTTAATTTCTCTTTTTTTAACTCTCTACCACTTTTTTGTCTTGCGGGTGGTGATGGCGGTGTTCCTCCTGGGTTAGGTGATGGCGGTGTTCCTCCTGGGTTAGGTGATGGTCTGTAGTAAAAACCTTCACGTCCCACCGCTGAGTCGTGATATAAATCATAATCAGATTCATTAGATGTTCCTCCTATTTCAGTTTCTACTTCTGACTTCTTCATTGGTCCTTGCCATCCTGAACCACTTGGGGCACCACTTCCTGATGTTTCGTTTGCCCAACCTACACTTTCTGTAATTAAATTCTTCACTTTAGTCTTGTTTAAATGTGTTATTATCATAAATATAATATGTTGGTGTGTTGTCACCCTTTAGTGTAACTTCGTAAGCACCGTCATCAAGTCTCTTAGGTATTGATGTTGTTTTTTTCTCAATATCATTGTCTTTTAACCAATTTTTGAATGAATTTATATTATCTCTATATCCCTCCACTTCAGCTGGATTTGTCATATTAGTTGGTTCTGTAGAAGTCCAGTTTAAATTATATAAAAATTCCATAAGAGTTGTTATATTCCTAAAACCAACAAACGGTACTAAATCTTTCCATTCTAAACCGAATGCACCCTCTTTTTCAATCATTTTTTTAAACGTATTAGAATAAGAACGTGATAAGTTTTCAAACCAATCCTCAGTTAAATCTCTATCAAAATCAGTCCAACTCTTACCTATTTCACCACCATCACCTAACCAGTCTTTCATATAGTCCCAAAAACCACTATCACTGTTGTTTATTTTATCTCTTATGCCATCCATAATCGGTGCAATAAACCCCCAAAACGACGCGTTTATAATAGGGAATAATACTTGACCTGCAACGTTTCTAGTCGCCAAGTTTAGTGCAGTTTTCAAAGCAGTTGCTCCACCGCTTTGTCCTGATGATTTTATTGCAGTATTATAAATATCCTTTATTGTTATAAATTGACTAGTAAGTATAAACGTACCCAGTTTTTTCCAAAACTTTTCATCGAATTTAAAACGAATTTTTGTCTTAGTATCTGATTTCCATACAAGTGGGAAAACCTCTCGTATGTCATTTATAGCCCTTTTTAGAGCCTTCACTACAGTCTGAGGTGCTGTGTCCCTAAGAACTCTAAATGCATCACCATCGTCAAGAGTATCTATATACTTAAGTAAATCGTCAAAGCTACCGTCTTTATTTTTTTCTTCAATGGAATTTTTTACGATTTTTAAGTATGAACTACCCAAATCATTACCTCTTGTCTCTAGTTCATTTAATTTTAAAAGTATTGCTCTAGCATAAGCCTTACCATCTCTAAAATCATTAGATGCGTAAGCGTAGGTTAAATCTATAATCTCTGACTGTATTTGTTTTGAACTTTTACCAAAACCTCTTATTAATTCTATAAGTTCTCTAGTGTAACTTATTTGAACGTCTCTTAAAGCTTCCGCTCTAGAAGCTGATAATATACTTGGTTTTGTATTAATTTCTTTTAATCTTTTTACCTGTTCTACCGGTCCTGCATTTATAAACTCGTCACTGTCAAATAAAGTAGCGAGTTTAACAAAATACGTATGTTCCGTTGGAAACTGTGTTTTAAACACGTCATTTCCCGCCGCGTTACCAACTAAATCAACTATTTTATCTAATATATCGTTATATAATGAATTAGTAGGGTCTAAGTTATCAATTTGATTGCTAATAAGTGTAACCGCGAAATCCGCATCGTTAGCAAGAAAAAGTTTTGTGAAAAGATTGTTAACTTGACCGTCACTTAACGATGGTCTACCATCTTCAATATCTTTAATTAATTCATTGATGTAATCTGCGAAACTATCTCCGTCAGTAGGTGTCCTTCTCATACCACCGACTCCATTTATACTATAATCTATAATGTAATAGTTTCGTCCTCGTTTAATTAAATTTAAGGCACTGTTAGATAATCCCTCAGCACCACGAGAGGATAAAAATCTTGCTAATTTTTTACCAATACTACTACCACGTTTTTCAGTTAATAGTTCCTGTTCTAACAAAACATCATGAGATAGGTATAATTTTCTAATCTCTTTTCTTTCTGACTCTGTTATAGTTATTTTCTTTTTCATAAATCTAATATTGCTTGTGGATTATTTTTGTAATACTCAAGAATTTCTTCTTGACTTTCAAAGGTATTATCATCAGTAAACCCTAATTCTGATATGGTATGACCACCAATAATCATAGTCATCATTGAGGCAAATTGGGCGGCAAAGTTTCCTAATTCAATAAAAATTTTATCGTTTTCTAAAATTTCTGATATTTTCTCTATCGACTTTTTGTCTAAATTAATACCATCCGGTAAATCATCAACCATAGGTTTCAATTTATCAAATTCAGAACTTAGTCGTTTTGCCTTACCAGATAACTCCCGACTAGTTGACCATAACCAGTGTAAAACTTGTCTTTCTTCTTTAGATAGATTTAATAGTGATTTTACTACTTGTGAAGCTTTTACTTGACCAGTATTAAACTTTATTAATAAATTAATGAATTTAACAACGTTTGTTACAAGTAGTTTACCACCCCCCTTACTTAATAATTTTTGGATTACTTTAGCACCTACATCTCCAAAAATGGGTAACATACCTATTAGTAAGGAAATTATAGCACCTGCGTCATCTCCTTTATTTTTTAAATCATTGGCATGTAGGATTTCAATACCTAGTCCACCAACAACACCAAAAGGACCACCTATCGTCATTAATAGACCGGCTAATACATCACATAATAATTCTTCAGATTTATATTCTATCCATGGAATTTCAAACAAACCGGCAGCAGGGCTATCGTCACCACATAAAAATGAAGATAATTCGTCAATAAGGTCGTCAATTTTACTTATTTCATCCTTCAAACCTACATAATATTCACTCCAACCA